CCTGAGCTGGCGCATCGAGCAGGATTATTGGGTGGTTGCCGCTGAGCGCTTTGGTTGGCCCGACCGCATTCCTGAATGCATCCTGCGCAATGAGCATGGTCGAATCGACCACGACCGCCTCCTCAACCTGCTGGACCGCAACGGCCTGGGAGATTTCACCATCGCCTTTCTGATGGTCTGGCAGAACACTGGCAACATCTTCATGGATAACACCTACGAGGAAATGTACACCATGGGCCTGCGCTATTGCTTGAATAACGTCCAAGATCTCGCCGCCGAATGGGAAGAAGCCCAACCCATGCTCGAGCAGTACAACGCCGCCCTGCAGCGCTTCGAGAAAGAGCCGGGCGTGGCCGACCGCCTGATCGTCTTGTATGACTCTTGTATGCAGTACGAAGAAGAGCGCCGCCCGCGTACCCTGGTCGAGATATGGGGCGAGGCCGAATTCGAAGACGATGACGATACCGATACTGAAAACGGTGTCCTGGTCGATCCTTTCTATGGCCCGATCGGCCCCGATCCCGATGGAGACGAATATGACTGATCAACTCGTAACGATTTCTTATCCTGTTCTGTCGCCGGTGGTCGATCCGCCGTTCAATTACCTGGCTGCCCTCTACTTCCTGGACAGTGGCCATCTGCTCTACCGCCGTCCATTGTCGGGTGGCGGATACCAATCTAAATTTGTTTCGCTGGTCGATGCCGCCGCCGCTTTCACTCAGAAAGACATCGATACTGGCTGGCTGCCCGCCGGCGTCGTGCGCTGGGGGACCTGCTCCGAAGGTGAGTATTTTGTCTACAGCGCTCCTGCGCAGAAAGTCACCCTGGCTATGACGAAAGCCGGCGACGACCCACAAGACCTGACTGTGCCGATTCCTCGTACTGTGCTGTTAGGCGTCGGTGCAACTTATTATCTTTGGGCCGTACAGACAAAAGTTTTCGATCCCAATGCCGATGCTTTCCACGCTCCGTTCCCCAACGTCTATGACGACGGCCATATCTGCTGGGGACAGAACCGGCCCGGCCCCGCCGCTCCGATGTCGGCCCGCAAGGTCTGGGAGTTATTCTTTGGCTCGTTGTTCAACCAGGATTTGGCTGCTGGCAAATCACAAAAGCTGGATAACGCCTGCACGCTCCTGCGCACTCTGCACGGCCAGAAAGCCGGTAAGTTCCCCAACGCCGATCTGGTTCCGGTGAATAAATCCATTCGACTTCTCATCGAACACATTCTGGAGTCCCGATGATCACTCACCACATTGCACATTCCCTGCCTTTGCCTGCGCTTCCGCCCGGCCTGTACCAGTATGTTCTGGCCGGCAATGGCGTCTTCATTCGCGCCGAGCGCCCTGGGCTGTCTGCCTGCATAGGGTATGCTGCCATCAATATCCGTGGCCTGTCTGTACTCGAGCCGTCCGTCGTTCTGCAGACGAAAGTACCGTATGGTTTCGTGCTGGATATGCTCGACTTCTCCCGCCAGGCTGCGCCGAACGAAATCCTGTTTTATCTGTTGTATGACGCTGGCCAGCAGTTTTTCCTTCCCTGGAGGCTGGTTATCCCCAACCAGGTCCAGTCCCCCTCCAGCGTCCATCCGGTCGATCCGTATAACCCACATGGCCAAGAAGCCCTGATAGAGTGCCACAGCCATCACAACATGGGCGCTTTCTTCTCTAGCACCGACGATAAAGACGAGACCGGCTTCCGCATCTATGCCGTGCTGGGTGAGATTTCCACCCGTCCTGTCCTGGCCGTGCGCGTCGGCATCTACGGCCATTTCTATCCAATCCCTGCTCACTGGGTTTTCGACCTGCCCGCCGATGCGGAGGTCGAAGACGTCCTCTATCGGAACATTTCTATGGAGATAGACCATTATGATCACTACAACAGTTCCCTCGACTGAATTCCTGAACCTCGATTATCTGAGCGCCCGCAAATTGATCTTTCCTGCCGGCGATTCGCTCAACCTGGTGCTTGTCGGCTGCGGTGGCACCGGTTCCTGGCTTGCCCCGGCAGTCGTGCGCATCGCCCGGCTGATCATCGAGAAATTCGATAAGTCGGTCCACGTTCATTTTGTCGATCCGGACGTAGTGGAAGCCAAGAACGTCTTTCGCCAGAACTTCTGCCAGGCCGAGATCGGTCGCAATAAAGCCGATGCCCTGGCCTTCCGCTACAGCCTGGCCTGGGGCGTCGAGATCACTGCCTGGGCAAAGCATGTGTCGGCTGTGGAGATCGAGGGCAGTTACAACAGTATGTATCTCCTGATTGGCTGTGTAGACCGTGCCTCGGCCCGTAACGAGATCCTGCGCTTCACTTCCCGCCATGTGTGCTGGTGGCTGGACTGCGGAAATTTCAGCTCTGCCGGCCAGGTAATTCTCGGCTCGAGCCTCCGCCGTCCGGAAGACCCTTTCCAGCTCCCCGGCTTTTGTTCCTGGCTGCCATTGCCCTCCGCACAGCACCCCGAGCTGGTCTCCGACCCGCCTGCCCCTGGCGAAGCTGGCGCCTTCTACGCCAGTGATCTCTCTTGCGCCGACCTGGCCATGCTCGACAGCCAGGGTATGTCCATCAACCAGCGCATTGCGGCAGAAGCCGCCGATTACCTGGTGCGCATGTTACTCACCAAGGACCTCAACCGCTTCGCTACCTACATCGACCTGGCCAGCGGCTCATCTCGCAGCCGCTATATTACTCCCGAGAATCTGGAGGCCTACCATGACTAAGAAGCACAATTTCCGTCGCCCTGTCCAAGAGTCCGCCATCCCAACCACCGAGCGCCTGGCTCTGGCTCTCGAGGCCCTGGGGGACCCCCGGCTTGTGGACGTGATCGCCAATGCCCGCGCCGGCGTCTACGATGATTTCAAAACTACCCTGGTATTTCCACAGATCGCCTTAGTCAAAAAACTGAACGCCCTGGGCCATTTTGAATTTTCCCACCGCGTCATCGATGGCGAGTTCGATGCCACGATGGAAGAGTCGCTGGCCTGGATGGAGTCCCAGGAAGGCCAGCGAGCCATGCAGGAATTGCTTCGGTGACGATCGTCATTCCCCGCAGCATCACCTTCGATGCCTGGCCGGCCGAGCGCGACCGCTATGGTCTGCAGATCGATCATTGGAATTTCGTCTATGATGACGATGGTCTCCACGTGTCCGCCGTCATTCGTTCGTTGAGCGGCGAGCAGATCCAATTCGCTGATGAGGTGCAACATACGATGGCTAAACAACCCGCTGATCTCCCGGCCCCGGGCGATGTTCGTCCGCGACCGAAGAATAAACTGGCGCAGATCCTCGCCGATCTTCATCGGCGTGCCGAACAGAACACAGGTGTTCCCCAGCGCGTCGAGCTCACCGGCGGTCTGCGCATCGACATGATCGTCGGTATTGATGGCATGAGTCGCATCCTGCTGGCGCGTGTAGGCGTCTATCCCTCGGTGAACGAATGGACGACCACGCTCAACCATCTGCCCTACGATCCGCCATTAGAAACGACTCCCGAGCAGTTCACTCACAATGGCTGGTGGTGCCTGCGCGCTGCCTGGCCAACGCCAGAAAAGGTGAGCTTATGAACCGTTTCGCAGAAGAAGCCAATTACTGGGATACCACCGTTTCCCCCGCTAAATCCCAGGGTGAGATCATGGAGATGCTCGGTAGCTTTGGCGCCGATAGCACCATGGTCGCGCAAGGTCGGAGTGGTGGAAAGTATGCCTGGATGATCCGTTTCCAATGGCAGGAACGCAACTACCGCTTTGCTTTTACCCCATTGGATTGCAGCTTGCCTGATAAAATCAGCAGCTTCGGCGGCAATAAGCGTAAGCATCAGGAACAGGCAAAATATCAGATGGGGCGGATTGCCGTCCACTTCGTCAAGGCGATTTTGACCGCTGCCGAGACTCAGCCGGGCGCGTTGTTCGGTTTTCTGGAGTTGCCCAATGTCGCTGCTCATCCTGGTGGAGTGCCATACATTGCGTCAGAAGTGGATATTTCCACCTTTGTGGAGACAATTCCGTTATTGCCCGATCTCATCCAGGGCGATGGAGAGTGGCATAATGCGTAACATAACCCTGATCAAGCTGATCAGCCTGATCAGCCTGCTCTCGCTTCTCATGACTGCCTGCATCGGCCTGGAAGCTGCTGCCCATATCCCCGCTTCCACCGCCACTCCAAAAGCGACCGCCACCATTTCGCCCGCCGATGTCGTAAAGCCAATCAGCACAGGTGATCCGGCCAGCACACTGACTGCAAAAATGTATACCCTGGACAAAGATTACCTCGAGCTGCAAGGGACCAGTGCCGCCAAGGAACGCTCGCTCAGAGAGACCGAAGTCGCCCAGAACGGAATTTTGACTGCTGCCCAGGTCGCAGAAATCCAGGCTCGCATAGAATACAGCCGGTCGCTAACGCTGCTGAAAGTCACCGGTACGCAAATGGTCATCAGCGCAAGTCAAACCGCACAGGCCAACCTCGCCGCCATCGAAGCCGCACGACTGGCAGACATTCACGCGCTTTCGACCGATACCGCTGCAAAGTCAACCAGTGCGGCTGCCGCACAGCAAACCACAGACGCCCGCCTGGAGATAAGCAACAATGCGACTGCCACAGTAGACGCGGCAATCTCAACACTCGCAGCACCGTTTACGGCAGCCGTTGAAAGTGGGCGCCTGGCTGAAACGCTGCGCAGGCAGAAGACCGGAACCGCTTTGGTTCAGGTTTTGGGCTGGGGCGCGCTGGGTCTGCTCGGTCTGTTCCTGCTGGGTGTTGCGATTGTGACTCTGATCGCCCGCTGGAATCCAATCGCCATTGCAGCCAATCAGGGCACAGTGATGAAAGACGACGACGGCAATATCTGGCAGATCACCGATGGAAAGTGGGAACCGGCGGAGGGCGCAAAGGCCCCTGCAGGAACGCCGCCGATCAGGCCCTTCCCGCCGATCTACAGCGCAAAGAATCCATCTCCGGTGATGGTTCCGCCGCTGAATGATACTGAGAAGCGGGCATTGGAGATCCTGCATAAGTCGAATGAGTTGTACGGCAAAAAGGATTCTCGCCGCCTGGTAGGATCGCTGGAGACGGGCAGCGGTTCGATGTGGGATGCCACCATCAAAGCCCTGAAAGCTGCTGGCGTGGAGATCGCCACCAACAACAAGGGCACATACCTGATTGGGGTAGGCGTGAGCCGAGATGAATTGATTTACAAGATCGAAACGGGTGAGGTGCAACTCGATGACTGACCTCCCTCCCCCGATGATAGATGTCCAGTTATCGGAATCTCAGACGCAACGGAAAACCACGGAAAGCCACGGAAAGCGCCGTGACAAAACACAAAATCTCAATCTGGCCACGGAGGAGTTATGGGCAAAGATAATCGACATGGCAGAAACGGAAGAACTCAGCCTGGCCGACTGGCTGCAAATCATCGAGCGCATTCGCCGGCGTCTATTACTCAGCAGCGACATCTTACCCGAAAGCAATTGACTATGCTGACAAATCTGGTCACCGAGAAGATTAACCAACTGAGCGTTATGGCGATCATTGATACACGTGTCGCCGAGAGACGAGATCAGTGGATCGATATCCTGGACGAATTGCAAAGGATGTGAAAGATAAAAACTCTTACTCTCCACAATGATATACCCACCCCATCTAACGAAAGGACAATGTTATGAAAATCACCGAAATTTCCATATCTTACGAAGAAACCTGCTCTTTGCCAAACTACTCCAACGTGCGCCCAGGTCTGAGCCTGGCTGCGCAGATCGAGCTGGAAGACAACCCAGAGAAAGTTCGCTGCGATCTCATGGCGCAGGCCCGCCTGTTTGTTCGCGGCGTTATCGACCAAGCGCTGATCGATAACGGCAGGTCCCCAAAATATTACTCCGGCCAACGTTATAAGATCATGGTTTCACACCAGCGCAAATTCATCCTGATCGTCCCCCAGCAGCGCAATGATGCTCCAAAAGATTTTTATCACAGCTCGTCGTCCGACTACGATTTGCAAGAAATCATGCTCGACCAGGCCGAACAGTACGCAGATATACTCTGCAATCTGAGAGACGACGGCTATGAGTGGAAGGCGATCATGGATGGCGATTATAGCATCCTGCCGCTGCCGACTCAGGACGCCCGAGATGAGAAAAATGAAGTGGATTGACATATATGAACATCTTTGATCGCATCAACACCGCCATCGAAAGCGCCGAGGGGTCGATCATCACTCTGGTGACCATGCTCATTCCCTGGCTTGCGCCCGCTCTCCCGGCTTGGCTGACCTGGTATCATCTGACTGGCGTTCTGCAAATCCCTGCCGGCATCTCCGCTGCAATGGCCCTGACCGTCGAGTTCTTGGGCCTGTCGGCGGTCTCCACGGCCTTTTCCTACATGCGCCACAACAAACTCAACCGGGCGCAAAAGAACCGTGTCAGCCTGGCTTTCCCGATCGGCGCCTATCTGTTCTACCTGCTGGTTGTTGTGACCGTCAACGTGGTGCAGGAAATTCCCATGAGCGAGAAGGGCCAACAAATCAGCCGGGTTGTCAGCATCGCACTTTTGACCCTGATTAGCGCCCCGGCATTTGTCATAGCAATTGCCAGGGATCAGCAGCGGAAAATCGAAGCGGAAATTTCCGGAATGAAAACGGAAAAATTCGGTAAGAAACCGGAAGCATCCGTCAAAATTTCCGACTGGCGCAAGTTGCCGGAAGAAGACCGGCAGCTGATCGCCAATATGACTACGAGAGAGATTATGCAAGCCTACGGCGTGATTGACAGAACCGCTCGCAACTGGCGGTCGGCTGCCAGAAATGGGCATGCCGGCAATGACAGTGCGTATAGTTGACAAATGGGGTAGGGAGGTCGGATGGACACGATTAGATTTCAAATCTATTTCCAGCTATTCTGGCGCAAGTTGATCAACCAGCGCAGACATGGGTTGTTTCATGATAATCGCCGATGCAAGATGACCTGGTTGCAAATCCGGCGTTCCACCATCCCAACGACCGAAAATAGCTCGGACTGGCCCTTTTCCCGCAATTGATAACGCTCTTGATAATTGTATTTATCAAAAGCATACAATTTTTGTGGAATTTAGAAAGAGAAACTATGTTGATCCCCGTTCTATTCATCCTCACCCTCTTGACCGTCCTGCTGGTCGTTTTCCTGGCCTTCATCGGCATAGCCGTTTGCATGTTTTCCAGCGACGTCAGCCAGGCTGAAGAGATGGAAGAAAATGATGGATAGAGTAACGAAAGTCACCGAAGGCCATATCCAGGCCGTCTTGATGCGCTGGCTGCTCACTGAAAAGCATCATCATTTCTGCATCCCGAACAGCAACCAGTTCTTCACTTGGGAAGCCGACTTGATCTCGGTTACCCGGGCTGGGCTTATTCATGAATTCGAGATCAAGCTGAATGTGTATGACTACAAAGCGGATGCTAAGAAGCTCAAGCACAACATGATTGGCCATGAAAGATATGCACCGGCTTATTTCTGGTACGTTGCCTACGACTTCGAGATCGAGCCGCCCGAGAATGCCGGCTGGATATTTGTTACTCAAATCGATACCCGCAACGGCAGGAACAATGGCTGGGAGCTGAGCGTAAAAAGAGAAGCGCCAAGGTTGAACGATTGGAAAATAACCGACCGAAAAACAGAGCAGGTGGCCAGAATACTATCCTGGCGTCTCTACAACTGGTACGAAGGACATTACTTACACCATAGAAATGACAGAAAGGAGAAAATTGAAGCATGAAAGCTCTTACCCTAACCCAGCCCTGGGCGACTCTATTAGCTCACGGCATCAAAACAATTGAAACGAGATCGTGGTCTACTAAATATCGTGGCTGGATAGCCATTCACGCCGCTAAAGGCTTTCCACCAAAAGCAAAACAACTATGTTTCGTGGAACCGTTTTTCTCGTTCCTGACGAAATGTGGTTATATCCATCCATCGATGGGCATTGATTTACCATTAGGGAAAGTAATCGCCAAAGCGCATCTGCTGCATGTTACGCAAATACCAGCGTCAGGACACCGATACTGGGTATATAACGGCGGCCCGCTTACCGATGCATCAAGAATCTGGATTCCGCCTGGCGAGCCTGAACTGTCGTTCGGCGATTACACCCCTGGTCGCTTTGCCTGGATATTCGGGGCAATCGTGCGCCTTCCCGAGCCCATCCCCGCAAAAGGCGCCCTCGGTCTGTGGAGTTTCGATCAATTGCTTCTGGATGGATTTCCGCTATGAACGAACAATGTCAGGAACAAGCACTCTTTCGTTATACCTGGCCTGGACAGGATGAGAAATTTATTTGCCTGACCCACGCCGTTTCCCTTAGAAATATCGCCAACGCAATGGGATTGTTTCTGCAGTTGATCCCACTGTCGGATGCTGAGCAACAGATTGCACATTGTAGTCAGATTGTATCTGAGTCTGATCAAGTGAAAGGATAGTTTTATGGGCTTCTATACCGTATCCCCTCCCCCACCCAGAGCGCAGAGACCGCCTAAGCCTCCATCGCCGGCGATTCCGGACGATGTATCACGGACAGTACATCATGCACAATACATCACTGTTGTTCGCTGCGAGTATTGCGGCTCGAAGAATAAAAGTGATGCCGCCAAGTGTGAGTATTGTGGAGGTAACCTATGACAACTAATACGATTAAGGAAAAAGATACGATGACTAAACATGGGCCAAACATGACAAAATTGATAATCAGGTTTATGACCCGAGAAGCTATTCCACCGGGGGGCGGGATTGCTGATGGATTTGAATTCTTCCAAAATCCAGACCGGCGAAAGCAGGTTATGGCGAAAGCAGAAGCCAATGCAATTGCAGCCATTCAATTAATCAAAGCTGCTCCTGATAATCCCTTTGGCGATAACGACGAAGAAATCGCCGGGATATTGTTGAAAAAGATCGACGAAAGAGCCGGAAGGAGACAGACCGATGAATTACACTCCCGCTGATACCTACGTCTATTGGAACGGAAAACCAGAATCCCCAAAATAGCCCCTCTAACGAAAGGATGCCCTATGCAACCCAAAGAACCACCCGACCAACCCATCGAACCACAAGCCCCGCTGCCGCAATTGGATATCAAGCCTGTGCAGATCCCGCCCGCTCCTCATGCTATCTCGCTCCGCGTGAGGGAGAACGGCAAAGTCGTCAGCCTGATCATCGATGACGGCGCCTACAGCTTCGACCCCGACACCGCCCTCGGCATTGCCAATGCGCTCCGCAATGCTGCCAACAAGATTAAGGCGCTGCAGTTCGCCGGCAGGAAAGGAAAACGCAAATGAACGAAAAGTCTCAGGAAGCATTTGATCAGTGGTGTATTATGGAACTCTTCGGCCGTCAGGTCATCGCCGGCCGGGTCACCGAGCAAGTCATCGGCGGCTGCTCGTTCATCCGGGTCGACGTGCCGGAAAACAACGGCAATGCCGCTTTCACCCGCTTCTACGGCCAGGGAGCGATCTACGCCATGACGCCGGTCAGCGAGGAAGTCGCCCGCCTGGCCCTGAAGCGATTCCAGCCGGCGCCGGTCAATGTCTATGTTCCCGAGCTGCGCCAGCTGGCTGCAACAGCAGACAATGATGCTCTGGACGATGAAGACCCCTTTTCTAAGCAAGACGATTTCTAGGAGATCCCATGAAAAAAACGACTGTTCGCCCTGCTGTTCCTGTTGATCATTCTCCCGCCGATGCTGCGCCCATGGCCAGGCATCCCGTGCCATGATCCGCGCTGCAATCCGCCAGGACAGTTCTGCTCGCCCTGTACGCGGTAATATGCAATCGGTCTGTGAGCATTGTTCAGATGGATATACCGAGTTTTGATCCTCCACTAGACCCAGGAATTGCGAACGCGGTACTTGTATTAAATAAGGCGGGAATAGAGACCTATGAATCGTGCGAAGGTGGCTCTGGGCACGCTTACCCAGAGCCAACCATTCGTTTTCACGGAGATCATAGTGAGGGATTTCGGGCATTAGCTGTGGCACTGCAGAATGGTCTCTCTGTTAGTGAGTTGAGACGTGTATGGAGCATCATTAGCGGTGAGCCCGTTGGGCCAACTTGGGAGCTTACTTTCTTCGTTAAGAGTTAACGCCCTTGTTGATTAAGGTGAGCGCATTCTTGGCAAAGTGGTTTGCCACCGGTGCCCTGCCTTAGGTTTTCAGGTTCGATATTGTTGCCCGTGTTGCAGTTGGTGTTGTTATGATAAACGGGTTGTTTTATAGAGTGCCATGGTGATTTTTGAGGCATCGCAGAGTTCTCCTTTCTAATCAAAGTCCAAGATATAAAGCTGGGCTAATGACGGGCAAGCGCGGCTTGCGTTTAAAAAAGAGATTGACGGCATGATGCTGATGTGCTATCATACATATAGCAGCACGAAGACGCGTCGCCCGCTGCCGTAGCCAAAGCCCTGTACCCGCAGGGCTTTTTATATTCGGGATTCTAGCACAATTACAACAAGCACACAAGATGGGGGAGTTTTGCGCGCAAAACAAAAAAGTGAGAAGGGTAAAAGGCCACTGGAGCTCTACCAGTTGATGGCAGTCCACGATGACCACGAGCTGCGTGACCGCCTGGTCGCCCTTCGTCAGGCCATCGGTCCCGTTGGCGATGATCGCCCCGCCGGCGCTCCCGAACGAAGCGCATCCGAGATCTCCACTATCCTTCAGCAAATCGACGGGTTGGCCCAGACCGCCGCCCAGGACCTGATGGAAAGTCCATCTCGCTTCTCATTGGTAGAATTTTAAAAGCCGCAGGCCGGGGTGAGGCGGGCGCCATGGGCTCTAGCATAGTTATTTCACTTTTATTATTCTATCCGGTTATTGGTGAGCAAATAGTATTCTCGTTTTCTGTAACGAGTTGCAAAGCTTTAAGAAGTTCTTCTTTGTAGTCCGATACCGATTCTATGTCATCAACTATCAATAATTCCGAACTCGAGGGGAAAAAGGTATCTGAAGAATATCCTGTATTGCTTACAGGTGTGAAGTAATGTGAGCAGTATCCGGCCCATTTCCAAGTTTTCAATGCGGTTTGTATTCTTTTGCGTGGCACATTTGCCAGTACTGGCTGCAACAATAGCCGTCTAATTGGTAAAACATCTTGGTTTATAATCTTCGATAATAGCGGCGGAAAGTCACTTTTTCTTGCAAAATGAAGCCAGGCTAGAATTCTGATCTCAAATTGTTCGATTTCTTTTTGAGAAAGGCTTTCTTTACTATTATTCATATAAACGGCCATGACGTATGACGGATATCTCTTAAGATACCAGTCGAGTTTTTTACTTCTGGGATAAATCGCGTTGAGTAATTCCTCCTGGAGTGAAAGTCTCCTTCGCCTCTCTTGCTTCTCTTTAGCTTTTTTAAAGCCGAGTCTTCGCAATTCATCGTTTGTAGCAGCGTTTATATCACACAACCTATTAGCAACAGCTAATTTGCTAAAATTCAACCTTTCCTCCTGTTTTAATATATCATCTGGAGTATTCTCTATTGCTTCGCCTTTTATAAGCCGTTCAATTTCCTCCGGTGTTGCTAAATCCGAAGTAGCACCACGTCGAATCCAAACTTCATTTCGTCTGTAACAAATTTCCTCGGCGTAATTAATAAAATCTTGAGCTAGACGAAATGCTTGACGCCGATGAGGTCCAATTTGGATGATGACAAATTCCTTGTTTTTGTGATTAGTGTGAGCCTTTGACCAAGATTTTCGAATTAATTTAACTTTCGGAGGTGGAAAAATTCTAGTTTTGCAGAAGACCTGGAGATCGTCGTCCTTCAAGTTGGGATTAGCCACCGAAAGAAAATTCTTCCTGTCATTAGACACTCCCAGAATTATATAACTGACAATGTTGCCATTGTTAGACATTGCGCAGATATCTTTGGCTAATTCCGCATTAGAAGAAAGCGATTGTTGAAAGGCATCACATTTGATCTTAAAATCAACATTGCGCTTTTCTCCCCCATTTATCAGTTCAACAAATCTCGAATAATCCATTTATAACCCAACCTTCAGAGTCTTGTTTTGAACCACCGATAGACGGTATTCCGATTTGCCTGACCGATTAAATTTCTGGTAATCCTTGTTGGTTTAGTTTCTATCTATGGTTTACTTTCGATTCGTCCTTCAATCCATGCCACGAAATCTGGAAATTCCATTTTGTTTGAGGCTATATCAACAGCAACGTCGATGGTTTGATTATCCATCTTTAATATATAGCCATTTAGATCAAAAAAGTTACGGCATGCCTCCATACCAGTCCGTTTATTGCCATCATGGAAAACATGCCCCTTAATAATTCGCCAAGCAATAGCGGCTCCCTTTTCAAACAATGTGGGATACAGTTCCTGACCAAACAGCGAACCCTCGATCGCCTCTAGTACATGGTCAAGCGACCCAGGGTTCGCCAAATTGTTATCGTGGCTAAAGAAAACCCCACCAAATCTCCGAATCATCCAATGGTTAATGACTATTATATCTGCTTGGGTTAGAGTTTTGATAGCTCTTCCCATACAGCAGCATTCTCTTCCAGACTGCGTTCGAGGCTTTCTACAACTTCCGGCTGAGGCAACTGATGATACTTCTTTGGCCTGTGGGCAAAAATTATATTACCGGTGTCTAAGGTTCCGATTTCAATAACAATCTCACCTTGTATTATTTGTGGTTTTGTCGATACTGTACCATCGACTGAAATAAGGGGGAACATTTTTCATCCTCTCAAGTAACTAACTAATGCGATTGTCAATTTTCCAGGCTTTTCTATTAATCCATGTGAAATTGTCAGGTGTAATAACGGCAACATCTATTTCGCCTCCACAAAGTGGAGCACCAAGAACAAAACGATATCTTCCGATCACTACATTTACAACATAAACAGCAAAATCTATCGCATCTTGAAGCGGCATACCATCAAATACTATTTGATACTGGAGTGGTTCAAGCAGTTGACGAACTTCTTCTTTCTCTACTTTGAATCGATCAGCAATTATGGCGACTACCTGTTGGTCACGTCCCCAATGCAAACGTGTCATGGCATCTGTCAGCCCAAACCAGTCAGCTCCAAAGTTCGGCTTTCCATTAACATCTTTCCGCAACTCTTTCAAATCTGGAGATTCGGGAATTTGGATCATAAATTGTTCTGGAAAGAACTGGTCTGAAGAATAACCACTTACAAGGATGCCAAGCGGGGAGCGTTTATCTTCGGGTAAATTAGCCTCATAGAATTTTTTAATATGCTGGAACAATCCTTGTGCGATGTCTCTAACCTGATACCTAAACGGATCAACTTCAGCTCGGCCTTCCAGTCTGCAAAGGTGCGCCTTTTCTTGTTCTTCTTGGAGAGATTGAAGGCTGTATTCATATTCTTTTATCAAACTCTCTACACTACGAGGTCCGATCAAGGATAGTCCCCAACTCAAAGTGCCAATTGGGTAATCCTTGACGTGCGAAAGCTTACGAGCATGCTCATAAGTTTTCAATATACCGATTGAAACCTCTCCATTGGGTAAGTGAAGCTCACCATGGATTGTTGCAGCACTATCAGCTGCCAACACCAAACCTTCGCTAACTTTTACAGCAACGCAAATTGTCATAGCATTCCTAATCTATAATGTGGACAAATTAAATTATAGCAAAGATTGTAATAAATATCTATAAAACGAATGTTCTTTATTCGATCAAGCATTTTCGGTTGGTCAACTCTATCTCTTAGAGATCAGACGAGAGTATCATAACACTGGAAATGAACAGTCCGGATTTTTCGTAGTCTTATCTTGTTCTCCTAAATTCCTTCGGCAAGAAAACTATCTGTAAAATTTATCATTCTGCTTCCAAATGGTTTATAATCCTGGGTAGACCACCATCCAGGATTTGCCATGAACCCAAAACCGATAATCAGTAATACCCTCTTCTATGGGGACAATCTCCCCATCCTTCGGGATTACATCCCGTCCGAATCCGTTGACCTGATCTACCTCGACCCCCCGTTCAACTCTAATCGCTCCTATAATGTTCTTTTCAGGGATGAAGGCGGTAAATCTGCCGATGCTCAGATAACCGCCTTTGGTGATTCCTGGCATTGGGGCGATTCCGCCGATAATGCACTGAATGAATTGATTCGTGCCAACCCTGGGAAAGTGGATGATGCAGTCCAGTCCATGCTCGGCATTGTCGGTCACAGCCCGATGGGCGCCTACCTGGTAATGATGGCTGCCCGCCTGGTGGAGCTGCAGCGGGTTCTCAAGCCAACCGGCAGCCTGTATCTGCATTGCGACCCAACGGCCAGCCATTATTTGAAGGTGATTCTGGATACAGTATTCGGGGCGGAAAACTTTAATAGCGAAATCATTTGGAAACGCACAAGCGCTCATAGCGATTCCAAAACACTGGGCAACTCCCATGATGTAATCTTGTTCTATTCAAAATCAGATACACTTTTGTGGAATAAGCAATATCAACCATACAGTAATGAGTACATAAAGAGCCATTACCGCTATCTGGACAAAGCTGGTCGAAAGTTTAGGACCGACAATCTCACAGCTACAAGTCTTTCTGGCGGCGGCTATGAGTATGCATGGAATGGCGTAACAAAGATATGGCGATGCCCAGAGAAAAAGATGCAAGAACTTCACGATCAAGGCAGGCTACACTACACAAAATCGGGAAGCGTTGAGTATATTCGCTACCTGGATGAAATGCAGGGAACGCCCCTTCAAGATATTTGGGATGATGTTCCTCCCATCAACTCTCAGGCCGCCGAACGCCTCGGCTACCCCACCCAGAAGCCCCTTGCCTTGCTCGAACGTATTATCCAGGCCAGCAGCAATCCGGGCGACGTTGTTTTGGACCCGTTTTGTGGCTGTGGGACGGCTGTTGCCGCCTCCGAGAAACTGGGTCGGCGCTGGATCGGTATCGACATCACTCACCTGGCAATCAGCTTGATTCGCTACCGCATGAAAGATATGTTCCCTACCAGCCAGTATCAGGTAGTTGGCGAGCCGCAAGATATGGAATCTGCTCGCCAGCTTGCCCAGGATGATCGCTTTCAGTTCCAATGGTGGGCGCTATCGCTTGTGCGCGCCAGGCCGGAAGGCGGCGATCCGTCCAGCAAGAAAGGTAAAAAGGGCGCCGATCAGGGCATTGATGGCACGATCAATTTTATCGACAACACCAGCGATGCGTTCCAGCGGGTGATCATCCAGGTCAAATCGGGTCACGTCAAATCTAGCGACATCCGGGACCTGCATGGCGTTCTCGAACGTGAAAAAGCTGCCCTGGCCGTGTATATCACCCTGGAGCCGCCCAGCGTCCCGATGCTCAAGGAAGCCCTGGAAGCCGGCAAGTACACTTCCCCGATCTGGCAGAAGGAGTATCCCCGCATCCAGATTCTGACCATCGAGGATCTGCTTTCCGGGAAAGAGATCCAGATGCCGCCCGATGCCGGCACTTTCAAGAAAGCCGAAAAAATCAAGAAGGCTGAAGGGAAGCAATTGGGGTTTTAGAAAATCGATTTAGAACAGGCTTAGGATGAATAATAATACCACGATGATTGGTAGCAATACTGTAGCAATATTCGCCAACCGGGAGCGGCGGGCGATCATAGGTTTATTCAGTTCGAAAACGTTGAGCAGTTGGCTCAACATTTGGCGGTAGAGGGCAATGTTGTCTGGATGGTTGATGTAGGTCTCGAAGAGAACATCCCAATTTGCCTTAACAGGCATGGCAATATTTGTGAGAAACATAGCCCCGATGCAACAGATCACCATGAGAATATAAAGCAGCGAAATGATGACAACCAGGATGGTATAAGGCAACAGGCGAGGTCCGGCATTGAAAATCTGCAGAGCACCAACCAAAGCTACAATCAAGCTGGCCGAGCCGAGAATATTTTGGGCATTGGTCTTGACATTTTCAATGGTTGCCATCTGCGCATTGAACAAACGCTGCATTTCATCTACCGCCAATCGATATCCTAGTTCGGACCCCAAATATTTTTCCTCGTCCATGTAACACCTCCAGGAGAAATCTTATGAATGAAAAGCAATCCCCCACACCCGAACCGAAACAACCCGAGAAAACACCGTTACCGCCTCCAAAGCCACCAGAAACAAGCCTTGTGAAAGGTAGTGGCGGTGGCCCTAAAGAAGGAAAAACTCATTCGGGAACAAAGATCGTTGAACGTGAAGAGTGATGATATTATACCTCTGTAGGGCCTTCGCCAAACCTGGTGGGTTTCTTATTGATGATTGTGCACGGAATGTGTATTGTTATGCTCCCAATGTTTTGCGCGCAAAACTCCCCCTTACGGCCCCTCCCGAGTAATAACAATGTAAACATTGTAAGCCAGGTTCGGAATTGTCAATGAACCGCCCTGATTGTGGAGCGTCGTAAATTGGATGTAATCATCCTGCTACAGAAGTCCTACTCTATAAACCATTATGTAAATCTGAGACGGCACATCCGGTATAGTTAACGTTCCGCCGGCGATGTGGTAAGCCCGTATATCGAAATAGTCATCTTCGTTCAAATAGATCAGTAAGTCTCCTTTCAAAAAGATTGCAAAAAAGCCTGCCGCTTGAGTAAAGGACAAGGCCACACGACGATGATTCACACCGTTTATATAACAATCTAAAAGGCTGTTTTGGTTTGCTGCTGTCCAATCAAACCCGTTATAGCGACAGGCAGCGATGAATGTGAAAAAACCTGCTTTGCCATTCGGACAGGTAAACTTCCAGGCTGCTCCAGTGGTTATAGCACCCCATGGATCATAAATTACGTCGTTGTAGTTTATGATGGTAACTGTATTGTGAGCAACAGTTTGTGTTCCGCTTATTTCAGCGATAGCAATACAGTTTTTCCCTGCACTCTTGATAAACTGGCTTGTGGGTAGCTGCTGATAGCTTTGATCGGTCAATCTCATCTGTTAGCCTCCATGCGATAGCCCAGCCCCCGCCCGGTCTTGAGCCACTTAGCGGCATCGAACTCAACCTCTTCCATGTAGACAATCTTCTGGTCGTCAATGTTGGTCGTGGTCGGAGCGCCCACCACCGAGGGCATATCATCCAAGAACACATAACCGGGTTGAGCCAGCCAGGGATCAATCAATGAGCCGGCGCTATTGTAAAAGCGCCCGTTGCGCAGCCTGGCGATAATGCCCGTCTCGGCCTGTAAATAATGAAGCTTGCGACCCTCGTACACGCCGAGGGTCCAACGGCTATCCAATGCGTCGCCAGATTGCGCAATCTGGCGCATCATGTCCCATACTCGCATGGGGTTAGCCGCTGAGATAGCGAATTGCTGCGTGTTAGCCTGGATCATCCCGGCGGTGATATTGTCGTCGCCGGTCAACAGGTTTGTCACCCAGGAGCTGCAATTGTCCTCGCCATCGGCAATCGAATAGCGTTTGGTCAAGCCGAACACATAGCCGTAAACGACCAGCTTTAGCTTCGCTTTCTCCATCTCCTTCGTGCTGGTATCCTGCAAGGCGCGCGGTGGGTAAGAGCGAGGCCAGAGTCGCTTTGCCAGTTCAGTCTCAGCCAACGCCTGCGCCGCGGCTGCGCTCATTCCCGCCTGCGACAGGATTAGCTCATGTGTGCCGTAGTCGGCAATACTCTGAGCGTTCTTATACCAACTCGTTTCGGCGCGGCTGGGCGCCTCCTGGAGCACCGCGCCATCGGCGTAGATTTCAGCCGTAGTGCCGTAATACTGATAGATTGCAATTCCAACCGTCCACGCCTGGCTGTCCGCAATGGCCAATTCGATTACTTGTGGATCAGTGGTATTCGGGATATCAGCGTAATCGAATACCTCGCTGAAATTATTCATGTTATACAGCGCCACGCGCCAGTAACCGCTGACCACCTTCACCGTCACCTGGAAGTGATAAGACTTGCCCGCGGCGATTGCCTCACCACCGGCGTCGTGGATGTAGCAGCCCTCCCACTTCGCATTGGTCGCAATGTGGCATGAGTACGTGCCGTGGCTGACCCATGCGGTAGACTGTTCCCTGATGGTTGGTGTGCCATAAGCTGCCCACGCCGCGCTTTCTGCGCTTCCGTTTGCCAGCAGGTTCTCCCCGATTCGGGAATACATCACCTTGACTTTGTTGATAAGCTCAGTCCAGGAGCGCGTCAGCTTCATTCGCCCCAACTGTAACTCCATCTCAGCAAGGAAGCCCTCCCAGGTGACAAGCCCGCAAACAGACTCTTGCACCCGTCCCATGAGGCTGTTAGCAAATATGTCCTCCATCTCGGACGCTGGGCCTTCCCACTCTGCCGTACCCAGCCAATAGCCGCCAATGGAGCGAATAGAACGCTTCCAGGTTGAGCCGATCTTCGTGGTAACATCACGAACAAAAGCTCCACCGTTTTGTACACTATCAAACAGTGACAGACCTACAGGTAAAACAGAAGCAAGCTTACCCTGCACCACGTAACTCCAGATAGCGATTCTTTATATAAACACTGGCAAGCACAATCGTATCGGCTTTGACACTTGCCCCGTTACGTTGAGCGCACACGACTAGATAGGTCTTATCTCCAGCTGCCCCACTCGATCTTGGTACATCTCCAAGCATTGCAGCAGTCGGCTTTGCCGGCGAGCTTGCAGATGACCTTGAAGTAACTCCGGTATTGTAGGTGTTCGAAATCGTTATGCCGTATGATTGCCCTGCTGCATCAGCAATGCCTGAAACGTGTACCCATCCCTCACCTATTGGAATAAAAACCAGGATATCCATATTTAGGCTTACGCTACCACTAATGCGTTCTGCTTCGATTTGCAGGCCCTCAAATCGAGAAACGTTAGTAGAATCACCATATCCGCCTAATGGAAATTGCACAACGCCTAGTTCATAAAAACACCAGCCAGTATTCTTTGTTACACTGACACGACCAAGCTTTGCAAAAGGGTCTGTTGTGTTCCATGTATTGTTGACCGCTCCAGTTCCTAGACGCACGTGGCACTCACCAGCGCCAGACAATCCAGCACGTAAAAGAACAAGATACTTGCCAACAGATCCAGGCTCATCTAAAGAGGCATACACGTCTCCAATTGCTATTTTCAAACGTGGTGTCATAGCAGTTGCGGACGCAAATGTGCATTGAGCAACTTGTGTTCCTACACTATCAGCAACGGTTGCCAATGCCGTGTCTGGTCCGTCACAAGCCAGGTCTTCCAGGTTCCACTGAGGGTCAAACTTAGAGCCAAAGCTTGGATACCGTGGATCACTGCCCCATCCAATCCATACTTCGTCAATGTTGAACGGAGACGTGCCTGGAGGAGGAACGGCTAGAGCAATCTGGCGTAATCTGGCATCCGAATCTCCGGCTACTGTTATTTCAGTTGGGCCGCCACAATAGGCGTTATAGGTAACAAATCCGCCCCCTGGTCTTGGGGTCACATCGTTTGCATTTACATCTCTTTCCCAAAGCGGTGCCCGTTTGACAATAAGCGTATACTCAACAATGGCACTTTTTGAGTTTGTTACTTGGTTATATTTGTCATTCTGACTGACATCAATATCGTAAATGTATGCAACTCGATCACCTGTCTCATTTGTCAACTTTGTGCGCAGCCAGACGGTATAGACCGCAACACTGGCTGATTGTGAAAACTTTGCAGCCTGTAGATATTTCGCCATATCCTGCAGCGAAGCCGAAAGAGCATCATGGCTAGCTTCTTTCACCCGTAGCTTTATCTTCTCAATAATTGGCGTATTTTCGTCCTGGGCGACGCCCGGCTCGTAACCGGAGTACGCCAGCTCAAAATCATCGGTATACGTAAGCAAGTTAAGCGTATACGTGGGTGAGCCGCTTTCAAGCGGCTCACCGTTCCACAATTCCAATTGCAATTTAGCGGCCATTCATCAACTCCTCAGCCATGCCACGCGCAGCCATACGCTGCTGCTCTAACAGTAACTCGCCCGCCATCTGATCGTAAACATTGAACTCGTTGTTTACAATCGTTGTCGGCCCGCCTGCGTTCTGATTGCCGCCGCTCAGGTTTTCGTTTCCCTGTATATTTTGCGGTGGGCCTTCTTTCGCCTCGACTTCGATAACGACTTTCTTGTAGCTGGGTAAATCGGCAATCCCTGCCTTGATGTCTTTCAGCAGCTTCAGCACCGCATCGCCGCCGGACTGAGAGAAGCGGACGTTCACGCTCTTTGGCAGCCTGGCGATAGTATCGGCAAGATCATCCACCGGGTCTTTGGCGTCATCGGCTGCGCCCGCCAGTTTATCCATGCTGGTGGCGGCATCTTCCATGCTGCCCTCTGCGTCCTCAGATGCCTTCCCCGCGTCTTCAACGCCTTCGGCTACATCTTTAGCCGCTTCACCCGCATTCTGTGCATCCTCGCTGCCGGCTGCCTTTGCAAGTTCCTCCATCGCTTTCTTGAGGTTCTCAAAGGTGATTTCTGTTCCGGTAGATTGCAGCTTCGCTATGGCCTGCTGCATCAGCAAAATGCTTGAGTTATAACCTCTTGCCGCCTCTTCTGCGCTAATCATCCCGTCCCGGTTCAAGTCGAATTCCTGCCGCAAAAGCTGTACCATCATGGCGGTTGCATAGTCGGATTCTGAAAGAATGCCCATGCTGCGCGCCAGTTCAAGCGCCGCGCCGGCGTCTAAACCCGCTGCTGCCTGCTGGTATATCATCTCTGCCGTAGCAACGCGCAGCGCCTCCCCCGCTTTCAATTGCTCTTCTTCATTCTCTTTAAGAGCGCCGGTCAGTTCTGCAACCTTCTCGCTATTTGCGCCATATAGCCTCTCGGCCTCTGCCAATTCGTCGGTTAGTCTGGTGTGTTCCTCAATTAACTCCCCCATTGTTTCGCTGTAATCATCCAGCGCGTCCTGCAGCTCGCCCGCCAAACCGGCCGCGAGAGCTTCCGTTGTGGCCGTCAATTCATCCTGTGCTTTTGCAAGGCTCTGTAATGCCTCATCCGCTCCATTCATAGCGTCTAGCGCATCTTCCATTGCGTCCTTGCTGAGGTGCATGGAATTCGCCATGCCAGTATTACTCTTGGCAGCATCTGCAGCAGTCTTCGCGAGTTGGATGTTTGTTGCAGTCATCTTATCAGCGGCGCGTGTCGCCTCGCTGGATTCGCTGCGATTGCGGAACATGGACTCGTTCAACAGGTTTAGACTGTCGGTGACTTCAATGAATGTGTTGCCTTGGCGCTCGAATACCTTGATCTCTCCGTCAACCTCTTTGGCAAACAGGCCCGCCGCCTTAGCCGCCCGGATCATCTCTGCGCTGTATTCGTCCCAATTTTTAGCCGATGAAGCGACTGAACTGGCATGCTTTCTAAGCGCCTCCCCAATCAGGTCGGCGCCTTCGAGCATGTAATAGATCGCATCGGCAGCATCGGAAATAGCTGGCGCAAGCATGGCCTTGAAGGCATCGGCGGCATTCTTCGTGGCCGTTTCCATTCGGGCTATGCTATCCGTGGCGCTATCGGTGGAGCCGCCCACCTGCTGTAACATCTGATCGCCGGCTTTTAGCGTCGCTTCCAGCAGCGCCATTTTCAGTTCTTCCGCTGTTAGCTGATCTACTGTCTTTCCGATGCTATCGGCATACTGGCGATTCGCTTCTTCAACCTTTATTGTCAGCCCCAGGTTGTCCAGGATCAGCGGGCTGGATCGCTTGATACCCATTGCCAGGCTTTCATACATGAAAGTCGTATCGCCCAGCGTGGGGTTGAGTTTGTTGGCAGCTTTGGCGATCTCCATCAACTGCGGAGCAGCGCCCATCATCGCACCAGCTAATTCATCGCTTGCACCTGCCGCCAGGGTCAAGGTAGACGACATCAGCTTCATATCATCCACCGTGCCCTTGCTGGCGCTGCGCAGTTGGTCGAGCAGATCAGGAGCTGCTCCAATAGACTCTACCAGGCCTTCGAAGCTCGCTGTAGTCTGGTTTATCTGTTCCCCGGCCTTGCCCAGCTCAAAGACCTTCTCGAATGTCCCAAAGAAAATCTTGGCGGCGTCTTTGGCAACATTCAGTTGGTTGGCAAGCTCGGTAAACTTATGGGATGCCTTCTCGGATTCATCCCCAGCTCCACCGGCGCCATCGCCCGCCTTCTTAAGATCATCTGCGACCTTCTCGAAACCCTCCGAGATGGCCTTGACGATCAGGTCGACTTCGACGTTACCCGCCATACTCGGCCGCCCCGTAATCTTTCAGCAGGCTGGAGCGCAGCCAGCCGGTGAGCGTACGTTTGCCGCCGTTCGCTTGCTCTTCCGGGGTCATTTCTTCCCCGTCTGGAATAACGATCTCCCCCCGCACCTTACACCAGCGGAAGCCGTCCACGATCTGCTGGTCGATCACTATCACGCTATCGCCATGTTTGAAAGCGCCGGCGACGTTATCCTTGATCAGTCCCCCGCCGATCTTCTTCCAGATGAACACCACCGGGCAAACGAGATCACCTTTTGCCTCGCTCTGCGGATCGCGCTCTATGCCATAGATTGTGTCTACTCTGCTTCTAGCCATCTCAACAGCTCCGCTTGTATCGGGGTGAACTTCGCCCAATCACCGCCGCGCTTGATTTCCAGGATATTGTGGATCACTTCTACCGCCTGCGCTGCTGCCGTGTGCCTGAGCGGCGTATCCAGGTAACCTAACTTACCATCCCGCCACGATCGCCACAGGCTGTACAGCGCAGGCGGGGTCAGGTCCAGCGCATCGCCTTCTAATCGCCCGGCTTCATCTCCGGTTCGATAGTTTTCATCGAACCATCCTGCGACGAGCCGGGCCAGACTTTTGGGAAGCGCAGCGCAACGTCCAGATCGGCGAACACGGTTTTGGAAATCCAGTTCAAGAGCGGCCAGGACTTCATCGAGAAATCCCAGTTTTCAGGATTGCCGTCCAGACCTGGAATGCCTCCCCAGTCCTCCAATAAGGATAGTGCTATCGTCCAGGTCTGGAATACATCCGGCAAACCCTCGCTCTTGCGCTGGGCTTCTTCTCTCCGGACGGCGTGCTCGCCAAACCATTCGTCCGGCAGGCCTATCCAGCCGCCTGCCGGGCAATCGATCTTGCGCACTAACTCACCGTACCCCAGGCCGGATCAGCCTGGCCGCTGGCCGGCTTGAATGTGGCGCTGAAGATCCCTTTACCCGACGCGCTCATCTGCCCGCCCAGGTAAACGTACTCGCCCTCCCATTCCGGATCTCCGGTGGAGGGTGCGGCGCCGTTAGAGCCCCATTGGATGGTCAGCGTGCCGATCAATCCAACCATGCCTTTCAGCACGGTGTGAGCGCCGGTCGTGGCCGTATCGTTGAGATAGAACTGTGCAACAACCGTCCCGTCTCCAGGCCCGCCCAGGGCTTTCTTCACTGCGTCGGATGCGCCCGACATATCGACTTCATCCAACACAACGCCGCCGCCCTGCAGCGTGCCAGGCAGCATATCGCCCGATAGTTCGCGGGGGGTCCCACCAGAATCATCGAAGTAGAATCTGATGCCTCTTTCCAGTTTGTTTTTACCAGGTACTCCAGCCATTCAGCCTCCTATTTTCTTGCAAATACGCAAACCACAGACACGGTGCCACCCGTGCGGGTTGCGACAAAGCGTACGTAACGATTGACCGTGCCAGTGAATGTTTTGTATTCACTGGTGATTGCCGAGCCGTTGGCAGTAAACACCGTTCCCAGGGTTGCCCAGGAATTGCCATCTGTCGAATGCTCGATCTTGAACTCGAAATTTCCGCTGGCCGTTGCCAGGATGTGCAGGTTAGCATGTGCGCCATTGGCGGACGACGCGGCGTCATCTACGGTTGAGCCGTTGGTCGTAGCAGCCAGGCTGGTATTCGGCATGAGCACTTTGCCCCACGGCTGCCCGTCCATATAGCCAGGCATAGGCACGAAGTCTCCCCGGATCGCCGGAGCCTTGCCATCCATGACGATGTTTCCGGCGATGTCCACGCCGGTCAGCAGATAAGCCGGGTCGCTCGCTGCGGGAGCTGCGCCGCCGCCGAACAGCACCGACACCTGTTTCTGTGTCACACCGTCCGGCGATTTCAGCAGCGAATGAGCGCCAGAGTTGGCGGTATCGTTCATCAACGCCTGGAAGCCTCGCACGCCAACCGTCATCACCATATCTGCCAGCGACTTCTTCACCTGGTCGCTCCAGCCGCTCATATCCTGGTCGGCGTACATGGCATCCAGGCTATCCACTGTCCGGGCGTCTCCGCTCAGATCGTAGCCGCCCAGATAAATGCGCATGTAACGGGTCAGCTTATTTTTTCCCGCGGTCATGCGTCCTCCTTCCTGACCAGTACACCGATCTTCAGCCAATTATCGATCACCCCTGGCTCGAAGTCCCTGCTGGTTACCGTTTCCCCTGCCTCGTACTGGCGCTCAGTCGCATCGTTGGTAAGCTGCGTCTGAGCGATGAAATATTCGACCCGGCCTTCTTGCTTATCGATCGGGTGTTCTATACCCGCCGGGTGTTCTTTACCCGCTGGTTTAGGTTTCGGCATATTAGAATTCCTCCGTCTCCAGTATGATCCGCTGGCCGATGAACGATGGCGAAGCCTGGCGCAGTTCTTCGTCGGAAATATTCTTGTCGTAGATGTGATAAATCTTCCCATCGTTGCGCACGCGCCGCACGTTGGTCGCTTCCAGGCCGCCCGCCGTGCGCACGGTATCGGAATTGATCTTGTCGAGGATCGCCTGCCGGCGTGTGCGAAAATTATTGAGTGTGGTATCCCAGTCGCTGAAAGCCTCGATCAGATTGATAGGAATATTCCACACCGTTTCCGGCTCCTGGGTATTCTGCTCGCTGTCGAAATCGTCGCTATCCTCGATCAATACGTACGGCGCGTTGGCGCTGGATTTATCGAGGAAGCTCCAATCGTTGATCACCACATCTGCGTCGGTGAACTCGCTCATCGCCTGAATGGCGGCCTGGATACCTAACTGGATCGCATACTCGCTCATGCTTTACCCTTTTCCCTGCACTGCCATCACGTACTTGCGGGAGATGCGCCGCAGCTCGACGTCCGCTTCCGGCATCCAGCGATCGGTGGCTCGTTCGTGGAAAGGATTCGGCTTGGTCCCAGGGTGGGTGACCGAGCGGAAGAAATAGATCCCTGGCCCGTTGAAGCCTTTTTCCCAGAAGAACCTCAACACGCCGAAGGCCCTGCGCGTCCAAATACCATGCGCCGGCGTACCCTCGATGATCCACCGTCCCAGCGGCTTGGCGCTGAAGGTCGAGAAACCTACTGTCTGCCCGCTCTGGTTGGTGCGATAGCCGATCGACTTTCGGAACTTGCCGGTCTTACCCAGCGGCGCTTCTTCCCTGGCAATCGCTACCCAGCGCCGGCCGAGGTTGCGCATGCCTTCACGCTTATCCTCGAGCAGCCCTTTATCTGCCTTGGTGAAGCGCCCCAGAATGTCTCTGAACGGCGGCTTACTGGTAACAGAAATCAAGCTCTTGGCCATCAGTCGGTATCCCAATCTTCGAACACGTTCCCGAACGCCTTGCGCTGGAAGATCGGCTCTACATCATCGCCGGCATCGTCTGTGCCTCGATACCCGATCTGCGCGCCGATGTTGAGGCTGCGTGTCGCCCCGGCCTGTTCGAAGCCGAAAGCGTTACCTTCGATGAACGCTTTCACGTCATCCAGCATCAGGGCAAAACGACCGCGCCCGCCGCCCTTGCCTGTGCTGGGTCCGAAACGCCCGGAACCGTTCACGCCTTCCACCAGTGCCGCTGCTTCCTGCTCAACGAACAGGTCCAGCGCCGGCTTGACCGTCGTATTGGTGATCGGAACGGAAAAGCCTTCCTTCGCCAGCATCGAGTCGACCATGCTGCTGAGTTGCGTCAGCCAGGTGGTCACCGTTGCCAGCTTTGGCGTGGTGGTCGTATCGAATACCCCGCTGGCGTTTGCCGCGCGGGGCGTCAGGGCTGCTACTTCGCTCTCAGATCCGTAAGCCATTACAACTCCAGCATCAACCACACGTCAACGTTGTCGCCAGCATTGGCCTGGTCGATCAATACGTTGATGTAATCATCGATCAGCAGAGGGGTGTATTCGCCGGCAATCTCTACGCCCGCAACGGTATGGATCAGTGCCTGCGGATAACGCCAGCCGTCCGTTGCGCCATTGGCCAATGCCAGCAGGTTGTAAGTCGGTGCGGCCGGCGAAGTGCCCAGCGCTTTGATAACCACATCGGTGGTGGCTGCCGGCGGGCTGTCATTGTATTTGACGTAGATGCCCATGATCTTGCCGCGCAATCTGATCATGCTGTTGGCATTGGCAGTGGCGACGCCATTGTTCCCGACCGCTTCGCCGCTGTTGAACGGACCTGCAATGCTAATCATGTTTGCCTCCGCTCTTGCGCTTCACAGCCGGCTTGGTTTCGAAGTTCACAACCGTTTCGCTGATCGGCTCGCCTTCCAGGATAGGAAGTGATCCGCTTACAACCTTTGTGGGTTCTCTGGTTTCCAGGAACGGGTTGTGCTGCGCCTCCGCCTCGAAGCCAGCCGGAACGTCACGCCATACGCCTTTGACGAACTCACGCCCGCTGCAGCTGGTAATGATCCGCTGTTCGGAATCCTCTCTTACTTTCGCTTGCATAGAACCTCCTGACGCGGCATTGTTTTGCGCGCAAAACTCCGGAGGCGAAAGCTAAACCTTCGCCCCGGAGTTTCATTAACTGTTGGCGAGCAAGAACAACTCGTACCACTCCGTACCAGTGAACACAAAAGCCACAATATCGTATTGGCCGAGTGTCAACGCAGCGCCGGAGGATGTACGTACGATCGTGTCTGCAATTACAATGTTCTGGGCTGCCTTATTGGTGATAACCAGAAGCTGCCCAATGGACGCGCCAGTCGTAGTCAGCGTTAGAGTGATCGTTCCCGTAGGCGTGATGTTGTAATACGTGTAATCCGCCGTAAGGGAGATTGCTCCGGTAGTCGCTGAGAATGTATTTGGCGTCAGGACAATACTCTCGGTAAACGTCACATCGTCGCCCAAAGCAGACGTACCGCCCACGATCAGGTTCTCGCTCAGGGTCAGGCTGTCGAAGTTGGTCACACCTTGCACGACCGGCACATCGAAGGCGATTAGAGCGCCCACCGAAACAGCCAGCGCGACCACGAGAGTGATCACCGCATTGATCAGGTAAAACTTGGTATTGCTTTTCTTGGTATCGCTTTTCATGTCAACCTCGCTTCCTTATCGCCTATCACGCTCCAGTTTTCACCTGCCCCAGCTCGAGCCAGCGCCTCGCCTGCCGACTTGCCTCTCAGGACCGACCACAGCCAGCGTTGCCCAACAGTGCTCGAGGGCCCGATGGCCAGGCGCTTCCCGATGGTCTGCTCGCTGCTGCCGGCTACAGCCAATGCCCCGGCGTCAATAAACGCCTGGGCGAACAGTGCGCCATAGCATCCTTCCAGGAACACCAGCGAACTTGGCAGCCTCACGCTGCGCACCTGGTCGGCCGATAGAGCGGTTAGCCAATTATCTCCATAGAGATAAGGCTGATCCGGTATGCCGTGCAACCGGATGTAGATCAGCCGCTCTACCAGCCTGTTGGTGTCAAAGTTCTCGGCGGTGACCGGTGGACAAGTGAGCGGGACGCTGCCTGTTGTCAGCATCGTGCTCACCCGCCACGACCGGGCGCAATAGACGAACATGCCTAAGTGTTGCCCTGGAAGCAATGCCGCCAGGATGCGTAAGCCACGTTATAGCGGGCGCGCCACACGAAAAAGCGCGCGCCGCCGTCTCCGGCGCTCTCATCGTCCCAGATGACCAGCGTCGGTTCCTGACGAATCTGCAGCAAGAGCGGCTTGACGATATCGTTCGGATCGACGATGTACCAGGCGGTCGTGTCCAGCCATCCGCCTGGGGCCACCAGGTGACGCACCGAACCGGCATACGGGTTCAGATCCCGATTCGCCGTCCCGGACTTCTCCTTGTTGAGGGTGATCTGCGCAGCTTCTTCTTCCAGGTCAGGGGGAACGATCAGCAGGTTGTGGTTCATGCCCACTGGCTGCCCGTCGCCGCCTTTTACCTTGGCGGCTGCGATCTTGACCGTCTTGAAGTTGGCGTTGGACAGCGCCACGGCATACTTATTGTCCTGCCCGGTCTGGTACACCGCACCTGGGTCGATGTGAGAATCGTTGAAGAAACTCAACGCGTCATAGCACGCGCCGTACTTGGTGGTAGCTTCGCCGTTGTTCAAGGCGTCGAAGCACAGGTAATCTTTGTGCTTCTCAAAGGTCACCCGCGCTTGCATGGCCCACTGCACCAGGTTGCCGGCCCGGTCGTCATTGATCGCGTTGTGCGACATGCCGATGCCGATCTCATAGTCCAGGTTGCGCACCTGCAGAGGCAGCTCTCCGCCGCCCCAGATAGTGATCTGGCCGCCGGCGTTGGTGCGCCCTGCCACCGGCGCGCCGGTGCGAGCGTCCGTTCCGCCGCTGCCGCCCTTGCCCGAGTTGAGCACTGGCCATGGGGTGCTGCCCATGTCGACGTATTCTTCGAAGGCGCCATCCGATGGCGCTTCGCGCACAAACGCTGCACGTAGTGACTGGTAGGTGCTCTTGGAAGCCAGGTAACCGCTTCTTGCTGACCGCTCCAGATGAGCGGCAATATCGTTGCGAGTAATCATTCTCTACCTCCTAAGCGATGGCCCGCATGAAATAATCCTCGATATTGATCCACGCGTACGTGTCGTCAATATCCTCGAGGATACCGATAGCCATGGCGTTGGTGCTGGTGGTGGTCACCGCGTCGGTGTCGGTGGCGTAGATCACGGCCCCCAGGTCGGTGATCGCCAGGGATGCTTTCGGGAAGGCCCACACGCCATTCTTCGCCACAGTCAGTTCTACCGAGCCGTCTGCGGTTTCGACGGAAGTGACAGCCTGCTTCTCCATGGCGATACCGCCAAAGAGGTCGCCGGTGGCTGCGCTGAAATCCATCGGGCCGAAATAGCCGTCAGTATCTGAAACGTCGCAAGCGATCACAGCGCCTTTGAAGCACGTGAACGCCACGTTGCCAGCGCCGCGATTCGTGTAACCGGCCAATTGCACCTTCATGGTTTCCAGGCCGCCGGATGGTGCGCGAAATGGGCGATCCTTGTTAACAGTGAGAGCGGTCATTTGACACCTCCAGACCATTTGCTCAGGTCGTATTGGCGCAGGTCGCCAAGCCCGGCTGCCGGATCGCTCAGGTCAGCCAGCTTGATCGTCCCTGCATCCAACTGTTCGGCGAACTCGGATGGCAGCGGCTTCGTGCCTTGCGGCTCACGGCCGTGCCCAACTTCGTCGAATTCGACAAAACCATCTTTCTGGGTCTTACTGAGAAACTCTCCCCAGAATTTGGCTTCATCCGGCGCCATCTTCAGCAGATGCGCTTTGACTTCATCGACCGTCGCCTGGTAACCACGCGGCGCAGCATCGCTTCCACCGACCAGCGTTTGAGCCAATTCCGCCATGCGACTCTCGTGCCGCTCGCGCTGCATCTCGGCCTGGAATTCCAGCTCCGCTTGCTTGCGCACGTACTCGGAAAGCCGGCGCAATTCTTCCTTGCGCGCCTTCTTCGCTTCGTCGCTCAATCCGCCAAATTCCGCTACCAGGCTCTCCAGCTCAACATCGGTATTCCCGTTGCCGGTTTGGACGGGCGGCTTTGGCATGGCGGCAGCGACAGCAGTTTCGACCAGCTTCTGCAACTGGCCCATGTCTACAGCTACTACATTGTCAGGCATGTTTGCCTCCTCCTCATTGGATAGTCCATTCCTGGACAGTTCAACCGGGCGCAGCAGTATGTGCCCGGACTTGTTACGGGTAGCAGGCCAGTTGGTCAGCGTGCCGCCCAGGATAACCTTGTTGGTCAAATCTACGGTTGCCGAAAATCCCCGCTGGATGCTCTTGCTGATCAGCTCGACGCCGATCACCGTCCAGCGCGGCTTGAGCCGGATGCGTTCCCCCTCGAGCTCAGCGCCCACGATCCAGCCGGCTGCATCGCCCCTCTCGTGCCCCCTGGCGTCGATAGGCAGGCCTACGATCTCCCCACTTTCGGCGCGGGTTGCTTCAATGGCTGCCAGAGTATTCTTGAGAAACTCGCCCAGCTCAGCTGCCTTGAATGCCGCCTTGCGCCCCAGCATATCGATGAACTCTCCTGCCGCCAGGCCGTCGAACAATCGCCCTTCGGTCAACGCATCGTTGGAAAGCTCGACTGGCGCAAGTTGCAGCTCACCTTCCATTTCGCCGCCGTCGGAGTCCATCATGCGCTTTGCTACCGCATTTGCCCCGGCCATCGCCTTCCCCTCGCAGTCTTCGCCTTTCTCGGCCATGCACTTTTCGTGCATCGAGTTGAACGTCTTGATCCAGGCTGTACGGACCTTCTCCGGCATCTCTTTCACTTGATCCGGCAAAGTCTCATCGTTTATTCCGCTGTATGGCATAGCACCTCCGGTAGAAACAAAAAAAGCTGGCCTCATAAATACGAGGCCAGCTTTCGCAAGGACGTATGGGAACTTCTTATTCAGTTGATCTAATTATAGCGCAAATGTTCGACAAAATCAAGCATCATGTTTTACTCGCTCTTTTTTCAAAAAGTCGGCCTGCGCCCTTTTTCCATCTCTTCTGTGACTTCTTTCATCCACTCGTCCACAGTGCACTCATACAGTATATTCCCATCCTCGTCTTCGATGACTACCTTCACGGGCGGAACAGGCACTGCATTCATATGGACTTTTTTGCCCATCTTTTCACCTCGGCGATTTCGCTCATCTCTCTAGCTCTACGCTTCTCACCAATTGCCCATCCAGGTCTGTCACAACAGCTCGCCACGTTTCAAGCCGCGTTGATTTCTCTAATTCTACTACATAAGTACCAGGCGGAAGGCGGTCTAAAATGCGCGCCATACTTTCAGCCTGGCGGGTAACGCCATTGATGACAGGACGCTCCAGTCTTTCTAGTGGTTCTGGCTGTGGATTGTTTTGCGCGCAAACAGGCTCGTCGCTCATCCAGCCTCTTTCGTGGTAATCTCACGTTCTGCCGCACGTGCAAGGCGTTGGCAAACGCGCTCTACTGCATTCCGGTACTGAATCCACAGTACTCGCCGCACAGCCTTGCGTTTCTCTTTGTAGATTTCCTCAGCAAGTTCGGTCATTTCGCAGAGCGCAATATGAGCGGCTTCATGATAAAAAGAGCATCGCACTTCGCCTTCGGGAACATTGCCAATGATGATCGTTGCATTCAGATAAGCGCTATCCGGCGTGCATTCCATATAGACCGTCTCTTCGAGTTCTTTTTTGTCATCCGGCTTCGTGTATATGTCCCAGTTTTCGTCTACGCCGAAGCGCTTCAGAGCATCTCTAATATGCGATGTGTCAATATCCATTCTATTCTATGCCTCGATGTAACTCACGTTGCCCTGTTCGTCGATGACTGTCTTGCGGTAGCGCTTATAACACCGACAATTAGTCAAACATTGTGTAGCCCCAATCGCAGGCAAGCTTCCAATTGGCGCCCAGTACCCAGCCAGTGGAGGACAATCTCCACAATGCTCAGCCGGCCCCAGGACTCTCATCTCTTCGCTAAACCCTGCCGCCGTCTTTCCGCTGGTCAAGCCATCGAAATAGCTGGTGCGGGCGCTCTGGGCATACATCTGCGCCCGTCGCATGATCTCGGCGTCGCTGAGCAAGCCGGCCTTGATCTCTGCAGCAAAATCATTCAAATGACGGTACTGCTCGCGCAAGCGTGCACCCACCCGGCCCCAGTCGCTCGGCTCCATCTGGTTACGTCCGCCGCGACCCAAGGAAGCCTCGACAATGGCGGCGTCCTTGATCTCCCTGGCCATGTCTCGCTGCCAATCTCCCAGCGTCTTTTTACCGTCGATCATACGCTGGGTTATATCCCGGATGTTCCGCTCGACCAATCGATCCAGCCACGCCTGGCCCAACTCACGTACCTGGCCTTCGCCAACCAACCGTCCGTTCTCCAGATTGCGATAGCGGGCAATGCCGCCATCCCAGGCAAAGCCCCGGCGCTTAGCCAGGTCGACGATGCGAGCAGTTAGCAGGTCAGCTATTGTCTGCATCTTCTTCGATTGCCTTCGCATCCAATATACTTGCCATCTCGGGATCATTCTCCTCAGCCCAGCGTTTGAACCTGCGCACTGCTTTGGCCGCATCATCGTAAACCGTGTCAGCCTCGTGCATCACGTCTGTCGGCAGCTCATCCTCCGGAACGACGAATGGGCGCTGCGCCAGCTCTGCCTGCTGCGAGCCGCTTAGAGTGAAAGCCTCAACGTCGTCGCTCCACGCCAGCACAATCTCACCCAATTCGAACTCACCGTCCGGGATCTCAAATGCCGGCGTCGGCGCCTCCTTCGGCAGGTAAGCCAGCGTGATATGCGGTTGGTAGCTGTAACTGTTGCCCAGCTTCACACCCGCCTGCTGCAGTGCGACCGCCAGGCGCATCCTGAATTCCTGGATTCCCGGAATGTCTGGCTGCGCCCAGAACGCATTCGTGTGGTCGCCTTCCTCCTGCTTTTTGAAGCGGCCAGCCCCTTCGACTTTGCCCTTCAGCGGCAGGTAGACGCCGGCGATCTGCTGGGTGATCTGGCGCACTGTTTCTCTGGTTTTCTCGCCGAGCTGCTGCACTTCGCCCAGGTACGCCAGGGTGATGTGCATCTCCTTCGCATCGATGCCCTTTGCTCCTTCTGGAAGAGCAGCCTTCACCGCCTGTTGTAGTTTTTTCGCGTACTCCTGCGGGAGATAGAATGCCAACATCGCTCCGGAATGCAGCGCCATTTCTCCCGGATCTGCGCTCCCCGGCTCATCTTCCGGCGTCGGAAGATCGCCCCCCGGCTGTTCTGTAGCCGCCTGCGCCGGAGTCGATCCAGGCTTTTGCTCAGCCTGCGGCGCCTCGGCCGGCTCTTCGGGTAGCTGTTCTGGCAGAAACTCGCTCTTGCGCCGGATAGCAATCAGGTCATCATCGCCAAATCGCATGATTGCGCTGACTGCCGTCAGGAATCCCCCCATCTCGGCCAGCGGGATATCTTTTTGCACCGGAGTCGCCTGCAGGATCGGACGCCTGGTCATCCCTGGGAATGCCGCCTGGTTGATTGGATAATCGAACAGCCGCTTGCCGATTTGCTCGTCTGCCTGTTTGACGATCCCGCCCACCATCGCATTGAACAGCGAGATAAAGAAGTTCGATGCGTCGTTCGATGCCGAATAACTCCCATACGGACTCATCGTGCCTAATGCCATCCATTGCATAGTCAGCAACGCCAGCTTCAGGATGCCGTAATATCGGATAGCGTCCAGGATGACAGTGCCCGCCGCAAAAGGCACGTCGGTCAATTCCCCCTTGATGCCTTGCGGCCAGGCTGCGTAATTGCCCTCCTGCGCGCTCATAATAGCATGGGCGGCTTTGCGGATTGCAGCGTGGTCTGTGCTGTTGAGTTCAGCCCTATCGGATGTGACGTTCAGGAAGCCGGCGGTGTGCTCGCTTCCAATTCCTAAAATCACCTCCAGGCCATATTTGAGTCTCTCCAACCGCCACATGGGCTCCAACGTCGCCAGACCCTCGGGGTTTTCACGGTCTCCGAAAATAATGTGCAGACTACGATCTTTTGGGATCAACACCACCCCGCCCGTGGGGTTGTACACGTCAAGCTGGTTCATTCCCAGAATCCGACGGTTAGACTCATCCCATTCCCAACTGTAGAACGACTTATATTGCCGGAATGCCAGACGCCTGAAACCGATCAATCCGTCGTTATAATTCGAGCGCCAATCATCATCTGGCGCCTTCCAGCCCTCTTTGCGCAAGCAAGCCGGCGCTGCCCACCATCCCCAGCCATAGAATGGCACTCGAGCCAGACACGAGCTGAGCCAGGAAGTGATACCGCCATCCAGATCGCTGAGCACCTGGTTGGCAAATTCCACCGCTCGCTGGTCGTCATCCGTTGGTTTACCTTCCTGTTCTGGCAAAACAAATGATATTGACACCCGCGATGCAAATGCCTGCAGTACATTCCTCCCTATAGCCACTTCCGAATCGCTGCGCCACATGCGGTTATATTCGCTGGCCACCTCGGGCCATTCCAGCTTTTTATTGTACGCCTCGGCGATAATGCCGGCGTACTGCTGCAAACCGCTCGATCCGATCTCTTCAAATCTATCTGCCATTCTTCACTGCCTTTCTTGATGCCATTGGGCTAAGCCCACCGGCTAACGTAGTCTTCTACGTGCCCCAGGTCTTCCACATCATCCCAACTCGCCAGGCCGGTGTTCACTGCTGAAACTGCCAATGCCCATGCCCAGAACTTATCTGCGTGGTGTTTCTCATTTCTGTCATTGTCGAAAGTGTTCTTCTTGCTAGGTGAAACGCTGCGCTTGATCGAATGTATTTGGTACGTCAGGTCTCGATCCAACGGCAGCGGGGTGTTGCCTCTCTCGGCCTGCACCCTGGCCTCGACTGCCCAGACCTCTTTCGATGGGTTAGTGAAATCCACGCCCTCGGCCTTTCCACCGGTCAGCCGGTGCAGATTCTCGGCCAGCTGCGCTCCGATTCCGTTCTGATCAACCAGAACTTTCGTAAATGTCAGCCGATTGATCAACTCAACGAAACAACGCTGCTGGTCGTCGTAGGGCACCCGGTCCAGCGATACGCTGATCCTGAGTGGAAGCTGCCCCGTGGTGCTCTTGCCCAGCGCCACGAACTCGGTCAGGTCCCGCTTGCGCCCCACGTCGATCCCGCCAGCCAGCGCCGCCTCGATCTGGCCGGCCCGGATTGCATCATGGATTTCAGGCAGCATTGCCAGCGCCTCATCTACGCTCCTGGCATGCCACCACAATAAATCCGGCTTCTGATTGCGTTGGATCACCTCCCAGGATATCCAGCTTACCGTTTCGTCCAGCCAGGCGCACTCGTACTCTTGCTGGAAATCTTCCAGGAACATGTTCTCGAAGATCTCCAGCAGCGCATTCGTGCCGAATGCCCGTACACGCTCCTCTGTGGTCATCTCCTGAGCGATCTGGGCAGCCATGGCCACGTCTTTGCATAGCGAGTGTACGGTCCACCAGGGAACGAGATGCCGCACAAACCCCGGCCAGGCTCTCAGGCTCTGTTCGTAGATTTCCCAGAATAGGCCTCGCGCTCCCATGGGGCTTGAGCCAATACGAACGTATCCATCGCCTCGCACCGTCGCCGGCAGGGCCGCCTGGTAGATCAGCCTATCCAGGCCATGCGGGTAATGCGCCATCTCATCCAGGTAAATCCTGGCCCGCGCCTTGCCACGCACCGGCCGGCATGGGTGACTGATTAGCCGGCTGCCATTCTCGAATTCCAGGTGATAAACGCTATCCGCCTTGATCTCCGGCCGCACATCTGGCCGGGTCGCCTCCCAGATTGCTTTCGCATAGCGTTTCTTTTCCGCCGCCTCATCCAGGTTGATCGAGACGAACAGGTGCGGCGTCCCTGGGTTGATGATCGCATCTACCATTGCATCCAATGCCGCAGTGAAGCTCCAGGCTACCTGCCGGCTCTTGAGCGTGATGTCGAAACGACCTGAGTTATTAAGGTGCGATATTTGAAAATCTTCCCAGACTGCGTCCTCTACTTGCGCCGCATCCTGGAGATTGACGAAGTCTCTTGCAAACTGCGCCTTGACCGTTTTCGCTGCCACATCTATTCACCTGTCTCATCGCCGAATTGCCTGGCGTTTTCTCTGGCAATTTTTAGCCATTCATCCAGGTTGATCAGCGGCTCGCCGTCCTTTCCGGTATGCTCGTGCTTCTGCCGCTCGGTCTCCATGCCGGTCGATAATCTGCCCAATCTCGATAACATATCGATAGCCTTGATTAGCAAATGACCATCCAGCGCCATGGTAACGATCTCTGTTCCATCTTTTAGCACTCGGCGCCGGGTCTGCAGGAATTTCGGACCCTCAGCGATAATGGCTTTAGCCAGGTCGAAAAGATCGGAACGCAGTTCCCATTCGCCCTGCCTGTGCTCGGCCATCCGCCTGGCCCACTCGTGCTGATCCTCTCCAGCCAGGAGCGACTCCCAGGTCGATATTCGCTCCTGCCACTGGTATTTGATCGACCAGTCTGACAAGGTTTTGAGTCTGGTCGTTGGTGGATCGGGTGTTGGTGGGCCAGGTGGATGAAGGCCGCTTTTTTCTGTAGGCGCTTTGTAGGCGGTTTGTAGGCGGTATTGCTCCAAAAGCTTGCGCAGGCTGCGCCCGGGCCCTTTGAAGGCGTAATCCCGCAGCGCCTGATTTGCGCGCAAACTTTCGCTTTTGCAGCGCTCCAGAGGGTTTTCGGGATCGAATAAAAAACCTGCCACATCTATTGCCCCTTACCTTGACTTCCGGTGAGTTCCACGTAATATGGAAGTAACTTCACCAAGAAGAAAGGAAAATAACGATGAACATCTACCAGCAGATCAACAGCAAGAAGACGGCACAGGAAGCGCACAACCTGGCGCTTGAAACCAGCGAAGAAATGATCAAACAGGTCAAAGCAAAATTGGTCGATTACAAAAAGATCAAGAATCCGAATTGGGCCAACGTTGGCGACCTGACCCACATCATCGAGTTGCTGAGCGAAACACTCGCTTTTCTGAACAACGAGGAGTAAATCATGAACACCAAACAAATCGACAGAACTGAGATCAAGCATTACAGACATCTTAAGCACTCGCTTTATGCCGGCTGCATAATCACCCTGGAAAATGGCGACGAGGCGATGATCATCCGGCCATTGAACACACAGCGCTCCAAGTTCCTGGTGGAACTGATCGAGCCGAAAGAATTCGATCTGGCAGAATTCCTGGAGGGCGGGCAATAACCCATCGCACAAAGCATCATTCCACCAGCCTTGGCTCCAATTGCATATTTGCGAGCCTCTCCAGCGCCACAGCCACGAACTGGGGCGCTTTGTCCATAGCGTAACAAATCCGCCCTGTCTCTTCCGCAGCAACCAGCTGCGTCCCACTCCCCGAAAACGGCTCATAACATAGATCGCCCGGCAGCGTATGCTGCAACAATGGGATCGTGAATACCTCGACCGGCTTCTGCGTCGGGTGTTCTACCCGCTCGTTTCCCAGTGGGGATTTGAACTGCCAGACCGAAGTCAAGAATTCTTCGGTCATCCGGCGCGGCTTCTTCCCCTTCAGCCACCCAAAGAAGCATGGTTCATGCTGCCACATGTACCAGGAGCGGGTCAGGATGCCCCGGTCTTTGACCCATATGATCTGTTGGTGAACGAACGCCCCGTGCCGCTCCCAAACATCCTCGAGCATCGATTGATTGCGCGATGCATGCCAGCAGTACCAGGCTGCATCCTCCGTGATCGCCCCGGCCAGCGCCGCCTCGACAAAGCCGTCGTAGAGCTCGACACCTTGCTCTGCATTGTCCCAGTCTTTGTAAACCTGAGACCAGTCCTTATTGGTATCTTTCTTATCCGGTGCGTAAGGGTGATTTGTGCCAGTGTAGTTCACCAGATAGGGCGGGTCGGTCGAAAAAAGCGTTGCACGCTCGCCTTTCATCAAGCGAGTCACATCGTCCGGGTTCGTGCTGTCCCCGCACATGAGGCGATGCGATCTCTCCGGTGTGGTCCGGCTGGGAATTTCCCAGATTTGCCCGGGCGAGACATTCCACTTGATGCGCAGCTCCTCCGCCTTGTCTTCCTGGGCGCCTTGGTCTTCTGCGCCGCCATCCGGCGTGGTATTGAGCTCACGCAGCAGCTTCTGCCATTCCTTGTCTTCCCACATCCCTTCAAGAGCCTCGGGAGCAGTCTCTTTCAGCATCGCCAATACGCTGCCATCCCATTCGGCCAATTCGCCGGCGCGATTGTCCAGGATCGCAGCTCGTACGGCTGCCTCGCCGCGCAGATCTGGGCGCCTGACGGCGATCAGCTCGTCGGGAGATGCATCGACGATGCGCACTTTCAATCCCAGCTCCTGGGCCTGCTCGAATACGCCGTTTCCGGCTCGAATGATATCGTCTCCGTCTACGGCGATAGAACGGAATGGACCGACTTCCTCCAGGGATTGGCGAATGACGGCTTTATTTCTATCAGGGTGCCGGCGTGCATTTTGCGGGTCTGAGGTGATCACACATCCTCCATCGTGCTGATTGGCTCCCAAATTGGGATCGGCTCTTGCTGTATCCAGCGGAGTCGTACGAGCGGAATCACACCGCCGGCAGGAACTTCCGGCAAATCTTTATGCCAGATAAGCAGATCCTTATAACCGTCAAAAGCATCCTGGCAACCCAGAATGCTGATGCCATCCGGAAGATCAATCCTGACAGGCTTGGTTTCCACTGGCGCAACCCTTAGCCAGGCTACAGGGCCGGGTAATGTCTCGCTCATTTCGATATCCTCCAATCGGGGCATAGCGCGCAGCCATACGTTCCGAAAGTCCGCCGTGGCGAGATAAGCAAGATGAGCGTAAGCGCGAAGACAACCAGAATTGCTAGACACTTATGGCCTATGCTCATGCGCTTGCCTCCGCCTTTCGGTTACTCCGCTGCCTGATTTTCACTGGCTCCTGGCCGCCCATGCTTTTTACCTGGTGCACCAACCGCTCTGCCCAGTCACGCAAATCGCCGTTCTCTTCTCGAAGGTCGTTATTCTCGGTTTCTAGCACGGCGATTTTCCGGTTAGCGGTTTCAACTTTATTATCTAGTTCACACACCTGGCCCTCGAGCTTAGAAATCTGTTTTGTGAGCGGTTCGATGAGCGCTCTGGCAGCTTCTTGAATAACGTCCGATGCTTCTGCACTGGCCTTCGATGCTTCCGCATCAACTTTGCGTACCTCTGATCCGGCTTTCCGTTTCGATATTGCCCATTGTAAAAACTGGACGAATGCGCCCGATAGCAGCGCAGTAGCTGTAATGACGGCAACGAGGGCCGTGGTGTCTATCATTGCTATTCCCAGGTCATTGTGGAGTGCTGCGAAATTGCTTACTATAATCGTACAATCCACTGGCCGCCAGGCCCAACGCCAGGCCGTACACTACCGCGCTCAGCCATCCTGATAGGTTAGCTGGCATCACCAGTGAAAGCTGGTACAGAATCCCTAAAACCAGCCCCAAACACATCGACAAGATCAGGCTGCCTTTTTCTTTCACACCCAGGCGCTTGGCGAACTCGACTAACCCCAAAATCGCCACGATCAGCGGAATGCCATTGACTACTGCGTCCATACGAACCTCCTCTTTTGGTTAAACAAAAACGCCCGGCGTCCGCGCTCTTCGAGCGCTGAGACGCCAGGCGCAACCTGGCCGGACCGGAAGCGACAACTAACGCTGTCTAGTACTTCCGTTCTATGAATTATTGTACTGACTTTATTACTTTAAGTCAACTGGTTTATGTTGACAATCGACTGGTTTGTGTTAACAGCCAATGGGGAAGTGATAAATGTCACGTCTGCTGGTTGTTTTTTCCCTCGCTCAACCGGCGCCGACGTGAACCGGCGTACTTCGCCGCAATGCGGGCAAACGATCTCGGCTCGCTCAAGCCAGGCCAGGAAACCGAATACAGCCACTTCGATCGTCGTGTGCCCGTTTCGGATCTCGACCTTTGCCAGCCGGCCCTTGCACTTCAAACATTTCAGCCAGTTCTTATTTCGTAGCTCATCCATCGAACGTATGAGCTATTATACACTGAAAGAGTTTTGCACGCAAAACTTTTATGCTGGCTCATCTACTTTCCGCCTGATGATCTCCAACATCCAGCCGCCTTCAGCCCCAAAAAAGATTATGCTAAGTTAAGGCAGGCGCATGCTGCAAGATGCAATCTTATAAGCGCCCTCAGAAGTCGCAGTTTCTTCTAAAACATTGTTTATCCAAATCTCACAGGTGATCTTGCTGTAACTGAGTGAGCTGTCATTCTGCGCAGAAACATATAGGAATTGGTCTGACGAACCTATAAAGCGTTCCTCCCAGGGCAGTCTTACGTCTTTCTGTTCGGTGTTTCCCATATCGTTTTCATATGTCAGCGAGGCAGACGACCCTGTACCAGTCACTTTGTAGATCACTGTATAACTTTTAGGCACTGACTTTTGAGTACCGCCGCTGCTCTTCTTATCCCCGAGGCTCGTCGCAAATATAAGCAGAATCACGATCGAAAGCACCAGCAAAAGAACAACTGCCCCCCGGTTTGATTTTTTAGATTCCGGATTAAATTTCTCTGTGGAAGGCCGATACTGAGGTATCAGGTCGCGCCCACAGTGCTTACATACTATCGCTTCATCTTTAATTTCTTCTGCGCAGTAAGGACACTTCTTCATAGTTAATCTCCTTTTGCCGTTTCGATCTTGACTGTATTTTATTTTCCCCGCTTACTCAATTATATCAACGTTTGTACGCAAAACAATCCCCCTGCCGGTTAGCAGGGGGATAATTTCTCGGGGCGGCACTGGGTGGTTGTCTTTCCAACAGTCAGCGGATTGCGGCGTTTCCGCAATCGTTGCCCAGTCCTACGCCGCCCCTTTCCTCAAAAATTAAAGTATTCCGGGGCTGCCCCCACCCGGCCTGAGGGGGGCAGGCCGAGTGCGGGGCAATTGGAATTATACTACTGATTTGACTTTCTGACATACTCTTGTTTTTCCTTATCGAAGGACAGGAAATGCGCCCATCCGTCCATCCAGCGAGTATTGAGCGGCGCAGCGATCACTCCGTGTCGCACTTTAAAACCTTTCTCCACCAGCCAGTCCTCGATGATTCCCCAGGCCTGCTCAGCCTGCGCCTGGCGCTGCTGGTGATCTGGGTTGAATGGATCTCCGCTGATATAGGTCAGTTCCTGCACCGCCAGCCGGCAGTAATGCACCAGATCGTCTTCCGGCTGGGCAACCATGGCGATCAATTGATCGGTGCGCACACCCATCTGCGTCGTTTTCCCTGGCTCAGTGATCAGTATCGCAAAGACCGGCTTCCTTTTATTCGCCGATACCAGCCACTCTTCCAGAGTCCCATATCCGACGAATAATGCTTGCAAAACTTTGTTGCTCATGATTCGGTTCCTTTCGTGTTGGCAAATCTATACATTCTTGGCAAATCTATACATTCATGGTTTCTTTTGGTTCTTCTTGCGGAAGAAAACCGCTCAGGTCGGTATCGATCTGGGCCTGGGGCTTATAAACCAGGCTGACGAATGGCAGCGGCGCTGTGGTTGCGATAGCTCGAGCGTGTTTCTCGAAAAGCCTGACGTTTAAATCAATGGCGTTGGGCAGATTGGCTTTGCACCATTCGATAGCATCCAGCGCTAGATACTCCAGTTCGCTGATGTTCTTCACCGTGATCGCATCGTGCGGATAGCGATAGCCGGTCGCCTCGAAGATTTCCTGCGCTTCCTGGCGCAGATCGGGCTCCAGGAAGATGACTGCTTTCTGGGCTTCATCCAGGACGGCGCTCCAGAATTTATAATCGTCTGCTTCTTTAACTGCAGCGATCATTGCATCCAGCTTCTCTTTAGCTTTCTTGATGCTGCTCCGGTAACCGGCAAGCTGGCGTATCCGCTCTTCGAACTGCACATTCACTTGATGGACCTGGATTTTACTGCGACCCGCCAGGCGTAAAAGTACCTGCCGGGCGAGCTGCGCATCTGCCAGCGCATTGTGCAGGATCGGCGCCGGAATACACAGGTCTTCGGCTGCCTGGGACAATTTTACAAAGCGGTAATTACCATATCGCTCATTCCAATCGCCGTTATAGGCGGCATAGAGTTGCATGATACAACCGATCGAAAATGCACTTCCATTTTCGTCGGGCCAGAATTTCAGCCCGTAGGCCGTAGAGGTTTGCTTGAGCATGCGCAGGTCGAAATCGATGTTGTAGCTCAGCGCCAGACGGCCATTGAGAATTTCGCCGACCCGGGGATATACCTCCGGCCAGGTGCGAGCGGTAGCAACCAGGTCGTTGGTGATGCCGTGAATGTGGCTGGCTTCGAGCGGGATGGGGATCTGCGGATTGATCAGCTCACTGAACAGGACATTGCCCTGCACGTCGACGATAGCCAGGCTGACAATTCGGGCATCGTCTTCCAGTCCGGTGGTCTCGGTATCGAAGATTAGCGGATCGCGGCTGATCCATTCGTGCGCCTGCTGCAAAGCAGCCTGGGCATCATATTGCACCTGGTCGAGCAATTGTCTTTCTTCGTATTCGTTCATAGTTTCCCTTTCATCACACTATTGATTATTATCCCAATTTTCGCCCGGTCAGGCCGCCGGCCTTGATAGCGATCTTTTCGGGTGAATGCTCTACAACCGAGGCTTGTGTTGCACCCTGGCTGCGTTGGTGCTTTTCGATGGCCCGGTTGCGGGCGCCGGAAACGATGCAGCTCATACACACGCCGCTGCTGGTCAGGCTTACATCCGGCCGGTGACAGATCGAGCATTCGCCGGTGCGCATGCCTGCCTTGCCGCTCGTTAGTTCGCTTTCTGCCGGCCTGCGGTTCTTGAGGTATAAATGCTTCGAGCAATAGCCGGAGGTATTATCCTTGCGCAGTTTCTTGCCGCATTTCAGGCACACCGGACCAGTCGGATGCTTTCGGCGGTATTCTTCGGCGCACGTGATCGAGCAGTATTTCAACGGCTTGCCATTAGCGCCGGTCTCGACCGGCTTTCCGCAGTTTGGGCATGTGCCGGGCGATAATTCAGCAGTTCGCATTTCTTCATCGGCAGGCATTCGCTCCGGCTCTTCCTGCGACTTCGAGCGACTCTTATGGGGGCTCTTGCTCGACTTGCGCCGGTCATGAAATAACGCCCGGATTACATTCGCCTGGCGCTCCCCATCCGCCTGGATTTGCAGCGCCGGCAGTGCAGTGATTCCACCATCTAGCAGATCGTTGGCGTGCTCGATGATGCGCCGGGCAGCTTCCAATTGGCGTTCGCTTTCGAAGACTACGGTCAAGGTGTACATGATCCATCTTCCTCCCCCGCCTCGCTTCGTGCACGCATGAGCTGGTCTGCCACCCATTCGGCGGCAGCTTTACCATTCTCCATGGCTTGTTTGGCAATTGCTGCTTTGATATTCTCTTCACGATCGCCGGCAATATGCAGGGTAAAAGTTGCCTTTTCGGTCTGATAATCCCTGATATAAATTTCCGGATAACCTGAGAGAAACCGGGTAAGCTCCAAGCCATCGACTTTCTTGACCAATTTGTGTACCGTTTTGGACGATACGTTCTCGATCTTGATGAGTGTGCGCTGAGGGGATGCGGGTAAGAAACGTTCGGCTGGATGGGGGCTGAGTGTACAAAAGTTGACCGTATAGCCCGTCTTTTCCTGATATTCCGCCAGGGTCAATGCTGCTGCAACCACCTCGGGCGGCAGCCAGTACAATGGATTACCTTTCAGTTCTGATGCGTTCATGTTTCCTCCACTTTTGTCGTTGGTACACATTGCTCGTCCCTCTCTCTCTCGCTTATCCGGCTGCTGAGCATACAAGCAGCCATAAGCGGGATAACGATCAGAAACGCAAGCATTCCCAGGCAACACATGGCTAGATAAGCATTGGCGGTCATGGCTTTGATGCCTCCGTCAGCTGAATGCTGAACAATTCGGCGCCGTATGTGGCAGTCGCATTGGCCGAACGGGTGGCGATGCCGCCAGGCGAGAGCACCCCGTCGTCCGAGAAGCATGCTATGGCGAGCAAATACAGAACGACGATCAGGATCAGGATAAGCATCGGATTCTTGCGTTTCATCGCTTCGCCTCCTGCCGGCTGTCTCGCACGTCGAAAAGCGCCTGTTCGATGTCGCCCTGGTGCTTCTGCAAGATGTCACGCGCCTCGGTGAACTTCACGATCCCCAGGGCCTTGCACTCTGCGAAATAAGGCACTAACTTCATCGCCGGCGCATAATCTGCCCGTGGGTCTTTTCCGTCGTCTGGAATGCCTGCTATCTGCGCTACCGCCTCGGCTGCCTGGGCGCTCAGGTTGAACTTCTTGCTCACTGCCTGTTTCAGGTAATCCTCCCTGGCCAGCCTGCCATTGCCTGCCGGCGTTTTCTTCGCTGCCGGCGTCTTTACTGGTTGCGCAGAAGTGGCTTCGTTTGATTTCTCTGCCGGCATCTCTGCGGGTTGTGCAGGCTGGGCGTTCTTCACTGGCGCAGCAGCCTCCGGAGCGGCTGTCAGAGTCCTGGCCAGCTTCGCCGGCAGTGGGTCCACATCCTTGATCTCCCGGAAAGTGATCAGCCGCAAATATAGCACATTCCCCTCAGTATCTTTCCCGGCCGACCGGCTGTACCAGATCGCTCCATCAAATTTGTTCTGCGGGGATCGCCGGCTCCACACAAAACCGCCATACTCCAGGTGCGTCGGTCCGTCCGAGTCCTGCCGCACCACCGATGCGCCGATGCTGGCCCAGTCGAAGCGGCGGTACTCTTCGATCGGTCGCACCAGGTTGGGTTCTTCCGGCGCGTTCCCACGCGCCAGCTTCTCCAGCGCATTGGCGATCCGTTCCAATTGTTGTAATACCGCCATATCCACAAATATCTGGTCGTTCATATTGCCTCCTAATACTCGTATGCAAAATCGATGTTCGCCAGCGGCCTGGGATCGGCCTTCAGCAGATAGCGCCTGCCGGTGAAATATTCACGGTAATACTGGATTCCCCAGCGCGTGCGCACCGGCGCCGGATGCCCCAGGAAAGCCCGGGCGCCTCGGTGACCTGGCCCGCTGCCCGGCCATTCCTTCAACGTCCAGCCGCCGGTCTTCAGCCAGGCTACCAATTCGTCCAGGCTCTTCTCCCTATTTTTGTTTGAATAGACCGGATAGCTTCCAGCCGTCCAGCCATAAGCAAACGCTTCCACCATCACGCCGTTGGGGTTTTCGTGCAGATCGATGCGCGTGATGGACTTGCCATTGATCGATAGGCCGCGCTTCTGTCCTACCTGGATAACTTTCATATTGATCGATAGGTCGCGCTTCTGTTCTTCTACCTGGGTAATTCCCATTCCGTCGGTCATAATGCCCCCTTCACCGCCGAGGCGATCTTCTCGAAATCCCGTTCGCCGTGCACCACCAGGTGCAAGATGGTCATCCATCCGCTCTTCTGCGTTTCTTCGCCCTGGTAGAAGAAACTGTCTGGCAAACAGGCCAGCAGCTCGGCGAAATCTTCACTGCTGCACAATGCGTTTGACACTTGCTGTACCACTGGAATAACCATTGCCGGGGCAGTCATGCCTCACCTCCGCTGTAAACTTCCATCACTTCCTGTGCGACCCGCCTGGCAGTGTTCATTGCAGCGCTGTAGCTGTATTCGTCCAGATCGGAGAGCGCTGCGGCGATCCCACGCGCCACGTCTGCCTGCGCCAGATCGCAGCGGTAGACGATCCTGCCGATGGCATCGTACGTGATCTGGTGCATGCTCAGCGGCACGTACTTGCACCATTCCCGGATATCCGCCAGCGCCTCCTTGACCTCGGTTTCGATCTCTAGCAGCGCCAGGCGGTGGTTATGGCAAGAGTCGCAAAGGAAGCGGGAGGCCAGATTGGCAGTCATGGCGTAGGCTTCGTCGGCAAAGTCCCATTTGTGGCCTGCGCCGGCTGGCAAGTGCGTTTTGCATCTTGCACAACGGGTAGCTCGTTTGTTGGTGGTGTCCATAGAGTTGAAAAAAGGCTTGTAAGTCGAAACTGCTGGTATAATCTGTACGCTCATGAGAGATGGTTCCTTTCTGTGGGCCTGGCTGGCCGGGTGACGCCCCGGCCAGCTTTCGTTTTACGGATAAGCTTTACGTTTTTATTTTACGATAAATCGTAAAATCTGTCAAGATAAATCGTAATGAAATATCTTGACAGTTTTTCATAATTTTGTTATTATTATGGCATGGAGGTAAACGTGATTTACGACCCGCTAAATTCAATCCCCCAGGAGGCAGCCATGGGCAAACTCAAGAACCATGTGCCCGAGCTGCTCGTCGAAAAAGGATGGGACATCAAAACCTTTGTGGCCCATTGCATGTTGGCTGGCTTGAGCCAGGACACTGCATATCGGTTATCGCGTGGAGAAACCAATTTCAACACCGAGACTCTTCGAGTCATAGCCGATATCTTTGAATTGTCAAGTCTAGGCAAGGTGATCGATATCGTCGAGCAGTAGGGCAAAAAAGAAACAGCCCCACCAAAAAATGGTGAAGCTGCCTCATTCCCCACATCTCATGCTTAGAGGCGACGGGTGTGGGACTATCAAACACCCTACAGAAAGGGTGCTAGAACCTTAAAAATCGATTGTGTGAGCGTGGCAGGGCTCGAACCTGCAACCAATAGCTTAAAAGACAACTCGCTACAAAAAAGCCGGCCCCATGATCGGGGTCGGCTGAAAGAGGCAACCAATGGACTCATTCGCCATTGGATGGCGATGCCATTGGATGAGATTTACTCCTTTGGATCGCTGACAAAGCGGTCGTAAGCATCCTGGAGTTGGTCGATTGTGAACTGGCCATAATAACGCACAGTGATCGACACGTCTTCGTGCCCCATCAACTGCGAAACCTGGCTCAATCCCATTCCCTCCTGGAGTCGCTTTCTGGCCCAGCGGTGCCGCCATTGATGCGGCGAACAGGAACCTCGCAGATCCAGCCGCTCTTTGTAGCGCCGCAGCACTCCCGAAATGCCATCTTCCCGCATTGGACGCCACGGCATGCCCTGGTGCTCTCGCCCAAGGAACACGTGGTCGTCATCTGGTGAATCGATCTCTAACTTCGAGCGCAATTCCAGCCAGGCCTCCAATGCCTGTAGAGCGCCGGGCGTCAACACAACTGATCGCTCCTTTGCTCCTTTCTCATGCACCGTAGCGCGCCTCCGCAGCCGCTCGTTATCATTATCCAGGTTCAAGTCCCCCAATTGTAGATTGGCGATCCCGCCCCGCCGGCAGCCACTCGCTTCCAGGAAACGCAGCAATGCGTAATCCCGGATATCGTCCTTCGCTGCATGCAAGATCGCCTGTACGTTGCTGTCACTGATCCCCGGCCGCCCAGAACGTGGCAGCTTTGGCAGCTCGAGATGAGCTGCCGGGTTTTCCAGGATCACTCCCCATTGCATCAACCGTTTGAACAGCAGCCTGACTGCCCGCACGTAGCCGTGCAATGTATCCGGCGCCAGCCTCCCCTTTGCAGTCGGCCTGGAGCTGCCTTCCCAACGCACTTGCCGCCTCTCCAGCCTGGCATACCAATCCAGCAAGTCTGCTTCCATTACCATTCCCACGGTCATTTCTTCCCCTAGATCATGCGCCAGTGGCACAAGGTGCTTGCGATACCACTCTACCGTCCGCGGGCTACGCCCGGCCAGTCCTACCTGTAAAAATGTCTCGACTGCCTGCAGCAACGTTGGTTGGCTCGCCATCAACAAAGTTTTGATGCCCGTCTTAGTTTCAAACGAATTTTCCAAATTACACCTCCGGCAACGATAAATTTCGTGCGCACGTCATCAAATGTCCATGCGCACTCCTCGCAGCCGGAGGGTGCGTGAAGCCAGCCCAGGTCGCACACACCCCCCGGCTAATTGTATCATAACCGCCATCTATTGGCAGAAAGGTAACAAAATCATGAGCAAGTCTCTTATCATATCCAATCCATCCGATGCGATGATCGCAACTCTCGCATCACTCGAAGAACTGCTGCAAGGAATCTTGGTGCAGGATGTGATTCAAATTACCTGCACCGATGATCGCACCGCGCACCTCGTCGAACTGTTGCTCGACGAGACCCGAGGGGGGCATCATGGAGATGCGCAGATCGTCGTTATGCAAATCGAGACTCCCGCTCTCACCGATACCCTACCTGGGGGAGTTCATCCTTAAAGAAGTTTTAAAGGAACTTTTTAATGTTGACCGACAATTCGATTCTTAGAGGCGCAAAATGAGTGTACATATCATGGGACTGGTCTGGGATAGCGACCTGGAGCGAGACGAAAAATACGTGCTGCTGGCTTATGCAGATCATGCAGATCACACCGGCCGGAGCATCTACCCGGGTGATCCGCTGGTCGCTTATAAGACCGGATACAGCGAAAAGCAGGTGACACGTATTCGGCTTAAGCTGATCGCTAAGAAGATTTTGATACGTGATGGCTCAAGCCCATTCAAGACGCAGGCATATCGCATCGACGTAGATGCACTACCGAAACGAGATCCATACCAGAGCCAACGGCGTGGCAGGCCGGCCAGCAAACCTCAAGTCAGTGAAAACGAACCGGAGGACCCATCGGAAGAGCAGAAAATAGGGGACGCCATGTCCCCTGATTATCAGAAAATAGAGGACACTATGTCCCCTAATTCTGAAAAACAAGGGACACCATGTCCCCAAATAACGGACATTTCAGAAAAACAGGGGACATTTCCACAGAAAATAGGGGACATAGCTATGTCCGTGAATCCGTCATTAACCGTCCTTAAAGAACCATCAAAATTAACCAATGAGGTTCTTCGGAGAAAAATCGAGAAATGCAACTACTCTCCTACAGAAGCCTGGACCGCAGCGAAAGGCCAGCTCCAGATGGAGATGCCCAAAGCTGCTTTCGATACCTGGGTGCGGGATGTCGATGCCTCCGATTACCAGGATGGTAAGTTTTACCTCCTCTGTGGGAACGCGTATGCCAGAGACTGGCTACAAAGCCGGTTGAAGAGCACTGTTACTAGACTACTCGTTGGTATCTGTAACCAATCAGTCGAGGTATTTTTTGTCGCCCAGGAAGATTTGATCCCCGCATCCGGACCGTAAGGAGGTGCAGCTAGACTTCTAAAATGTTTGCACGCAAAACAATTTTATTCAACCAATCAACCAGAAAGGAACCGACCATGATAATCATTTGCAATATCCCGCTTGACTTGGTCAAGCCAAATCCCTACCAGACCCGATTCGTAGAACCGGACTCCGTCCGTGAGCTGGCAGATGACATCCTTGCCAACGGCCTGCTGCAAATCCCCACCGGCCGCTTGTGCCATGCTGGCAAGCCGGTCATGTACCAGCAAATCAACCAGGTAGCGGTAGAGCAGGCTTTGGCGGATGGCGCTACCGTCGAGCTGGCTTTCGGCCACCGGCGACTCTCCGCCTTCCGCATGTTGGCCAGCGAGCCGGCCAATGAGCATGATTTCGCCGCCATGCCCGTTCACATCGATGTCCTGGATGATCGCTCTATGGCGATCAAAGCCTGGAATGAAAACGAGCAGCGTCTGGCGCATACCCCGGTCGAGCGTGCCCGGGCGATCAGGCATTTCACGGAAGCTTTCGGCTGGAGCCAGGCAGAGATCGCCGATCTGCTCCACCTCTCCCGTCCGGTGATCAGCAACAGCCTGCGATTGCTCGAGCTTCCCGATGATATCCAGGATGCAATGCAAGACAATCGTCTCAGCGAGCGCCAGGGCGTCGCCCTGCTCAGCCTGTACTCCCTGCCCGAGAAGCTGCGCGAGACCGCCGAGAAGGGCTGGAGCGCCAATGCCCGACCGACCGAGATCGTCAAGCAAGCCCTGGCCGGCGCATCCTCCGATTACCTGCGTACCAAGGTCGATGAGCTGATCGACCTCTACGCCCGGGTCATCACCTGGTCGGTGGATCACGAGTTCTACGAGCACGGCCCGCGCTCCATTCGCTGTGTCGACTGCGACCAGCATATTTCCAAAGGTCGCCAGGTCTGCCTCGACTCAATCTGCTTCGAGATCAAACAACGCCTGTGGGAACAGTCCCGACGCGCTCAATCCCAATCCGCAGACGCCGTAGAGTCGCAAGGTTCGCGCCCCGATTCGCGCCCCTTCCAGGCCGTCGATGACGCATTCAAAGCGCAAGAACCGCAGATGCCCGCCGATCCACGCTACGCACATACGCCGGCGGAGGTTCCCGAGCCAGATACGGATAACGACGGTCCGGAATCTTCGCCGGCTTCGCCAGCTCCTGCCACCGAAGCCGCCGCTCCCCTCACCTGGGAACAGTCCACCATAGCAGTCACCGTCACCTGGTTGCCCGCCGATGGCAACCCCAATGGGCGCCAGGTCATGGTCGCCATTCGCGCCAACCAGGGCATTCCTGCCATGCGGTTGTGCCGTGAGAACGAGATCTACTTCGACGGTCCCGTTGGCGAAATGCTGCTCGATCTCAAGAGCAAATTCTAAGGAGATAACCCATGACTACCTATAACATCCTCATCGAAGGCCAGACCATCCCCGTATCCGAGGATATCGGCGCAAACGACGCAACAGTAAAGGCCGCTTTGACTCCCTTTTATCCTGACGCTGCCAATGCCATGATCACCCGCGTCGAGAAAGACGACGTGGTTACCATCAACGTCGTCAAGCGCGCCGGTACCAAAGGTCTCGCCCCTGCGCCTGCGCAGATCGCAGGGCATCCCGGCCCGCTGGCATACCTGGATACCTGCCCGAGCCACAAGAACCCGGCTATCGAGATGTACGAGCAGATCTACACCAGCCCTGCCTTTTCTCCCGAAGAGCTGCTCATCCTGGATGCTCGCCTGCAGGCCGCCATCGAAGAGGGCGTGGCCCAGGGCCGCATGCTCGAAGCTGCCCTGACCCGTCTGAACGATGCCCGCCCTCAACCCGCTCCTGCTGTAATCATTGGGTTCTGACATAATGTTTCCTGATACCTTTGCCGATCTGCCACAGCTCGCCCCATCTCTGGAAGCTGCCTGCCGTGCGCTGCAAGCCCGCCGCCCGGTGAGATTCAAGACGGCTATCGACGAAATGCTCCGGCTGGTTTTCACTACCCAAAGCGCCTGCATCGTCCACCAGTACGCTCCAGAGAAGCTGTTGGATGCATGCAGCGCCCCGGATGGCATCATCCTATCCGATGTGCTGGCGCATCCTTACGAAGTCTACCCGATAGAGAGCGCCGCCTTTCGCATTCTCGAAGGCCTGTTCCCGATCGACAGCTTCAATCTGGAGGAAGGGATGTTCAATCTGGAAGACATCGGAGACATGCCTTGCCTGGTGCCGATGCCTCAGGGCTGGCCATACTCTTTCGACGAGATGAGCGAAAGCGCCTCCAATCCGGAGAATTATTCCCCCAGCGAGAGCCTGCTCGTCTTCGCCGATTACCTGAGCTGGCGCATCGAGCAGGATTATTGGGTGGTTGCCGCTGAGCGCTTTGGTTGGCCCGACCGCATTCCTGAATGCATCCTGCGCAATGAGCATGG